GGGCAGGAGATACTCCCGAGCTGGCCGTTATGCTCAACACGATTTCGGTTCATGTTGCCCTCATGTTGCAGTCGGCCTTGCGGGCCTCGTTTGCCCGTGTACCCCTGCAAACTGACTACTTCATGGTAGACCCTGCCACGGCCACGGCCCTGACCCCGGTACTAAAACTGTCCCGTGGGTTTTTGTCGGCGGACCCCGTATTAACCCCCTACAGTAATGTTGCAGATATGTTGGCCAAAACGGGAGCTTCTACTTCCGCACTGACCACCCGCACTGACAATACCCTGGGGGCAGTCAAAATATTTTCGTACGCATCCACCTCCTATTGCGTGTCAGCAGAGTACACCTCTGGCTTCGTGTCCGCGGCCGACAGCGAAGACTCCCAGATGGATAACCCCTCCCCCATTTACTTAGGGGTTCCAGAGTGGCTATCCTCCGTGGCTATCGTCGCTATCATGGATATGTACAAGGCCATGAAACTGTGGAATACCGACATGAAAAAGAGCAAAGACTCAAAACTGGTTTCGGCCTTGCAGCAGTATGGGTTACCCCCCTCGGTGCTGTTATCCATCAACCCATACATTCGGTATGTACCCTCGGGGATTCTGCCGCTATGAGAATCGAGACTCTACAATCTGCGAATCTTATGCGAAGGATTGTGCGAGAATTTGCCACGGGTAAATTTGAGAAGCAAATCAATGGGGAGAGTCTGCGTCGTAAGACAGCCATTCTGGTGAAGGGGTTGTTACAGCAACGAATGTTGGCGGGACTTGGCCCTGATGGATTACCGTTCACTGTGTCCAAGCGTTCCATCAAGATGCACACCCGCACCCTACTGGATACCATGACCCTGGCCGGTAGCTTCGCTTACGAGCTGCATAACAATGGCTTCTCTGTGACATCCAATGCCACGGTAGGGCAACGCTGGGCCGCAGAGGTGGCCATGGGTAGAAACAGGGACCCGAAAAAAGCACCCAAAACACCAGGGTACAAGTACGCCGGGGACATTATCGGATACTCTCTGACCGGTGGGAAAAACTGGGACTTCCTGGCCCTGACCCAGAGTGATTTGACCTCGGTAAAAGACCTGATAGCCAACGAAGTGAGGGAATTCCGTGGATTTGGTAAATAGCTGCGCCAAAGACTTGAAAGCCAAACTGACCAAGGCGTCGGGCACTGCCAAGACGTTCTACGTCTACGATCAGGATGCGCTTATAGCTCGAACCGAAGGCATGATCCCACCCTACGCGGGAGTAACCTACATGGGCTTATCACCCAGTAGCAACTCGCCCTACGTGTTCTTGCTTCGGTTCGGAATAATGCTGACCACCGGGGATGAGGACGCCGCGTATTCGGATGCGGGTCGGGGCATGACGGAAGAGCATACTCGCCTGCTGGATAGCATCCGCGGGGGAGTGCTTAACACCGCGGCCCCCACCGGCAAACCGTGGCGCTTCGTGAGTGAGAACCCTATCGAGTCCGACAAACTGGGCATCAACTTCCTCCAGGTCTGGGAATCCGACACGTATCTTACCCCTGGGACGCCCCAGTTTGCCTCTGGGGCCTCTTTGGATGGCATACCCTTACCAGTGCTTACCATACACAACGAGTTCGGCTGGTGCGGGATTATCGGTAGTGCTTCCAAACTTATTGGGCAGGGTCATGCGTATGCCGGAGAGAGCAGGACTCTGGATTGGCCGGTAGACTTGGTGGGATCGGATAGTCCCGAGACCTACGCCACCAGATACACGCTTCGTACCCTGCGGGACAAAGCTAAAGTGCTGCATGCACAGTACGTATTGACATACGGAGCCCGCCGGTTTACTATCCGTTTCCGACACGAGGAGTCGCCCGTAATCAGTGCTGACCCCGTTTTGCAATTAATTGCACCGACAGACACAGACCTCTACCAAAATGTGGCTATACGCCTCATGGTTCTCGAAGAGCTGTAATAACCTCACACCAAAAAGGAGAAGCGTATGCCACAAGCACAAGGATCATTTTCTCAAATCATTATGCAGATGGAGTCCGCGTTCAATGGAACGGCCCCCTCCACCACCGCCACCCAGGATGCGAAAAAAATCTATTTTTCCTCTGAGGGTTTAGCCCTCAATCAGGATTTAGTAGACTCCCTCCTCATCCGAGGTAATCGTCATGCTTCCGCCCCCATGAGGGGTAAGCTGGATATTGCGGGCAATATCACCACGGAACTCATGGCCCAAACCCCACTGTACTACGCTGCTTTTGGGTCTATGGATACCGTACAGACGGGGGGCTCTATGGGAACGGCCCTCACTACCCCGGTCTTCACTACAGTGGATGCCATAAACCAGACCATCCTCATCACTGCCACGGCCCACGGCCTGGTATGCGGGGACAGCGTGGAAATTACCACCATAACCTCCCCTGTTTCAATGAACGGCAAAGTATACCCCGTGGTGTCCGTACCAACGGCAAACACGTTTGTAATCCGTATCCCCATGGGTCTGGCCGCTCAGACTTTCACGTTTACAGGTGGGGCTATTAAAAAAGTAACCACCCCCGGCACTATCTTCACCCACACCCTCAAGGCGGGAGGAGCTTTACCCTCCTACTTGATCGAGAAGGGGTTCCTCGACATAAGCCAGTACTTCCTGTACAAGGGGTGTAAGCTGGATAAATTCGGCTTCACGTTGGGTGCTGATGGACTCATTACCGTTACTACTGACTGGATGGGAGCTTCTGAGGCCGTAGCCGTCACCTCCTACGAAATACCCGCCAATGTCCTGGACCTGGGCAAGAGCGGCTTTGATGGCCTTTCCGCGGGGGCACCAGGCTTCATAAAAGAAAATAACGTCGCCATCGCCACCGTAACCGAGATAAGCTCCTTCTTGCTGGAAAATCAGTTGGATGGGGATACCTTCATTGTCGGTGGGGGCGGGGTCCGATCTGCGGTCAACCCCGGCATCTACAAGGTATCGGGAACACTCAAAGCTCTATTCATGGACATGGCTCTATACACCAAGGCCAAGAACCTCACGCCATCCAGTCTTGATTTCAAATTGTCCCGTAGTGCCACGGGTGATGGTACAGTAGGTAACGAAACCATCCAGTTCTTCACCCCGGAACTTGTCTTCAAGCCCAAGTCTCCCGCCATCACCGGACCCAAGGGCGTTTTTGTTGAATTGGGTTTTGTGGGATACTACAACACCAACTCGGATGTTACCGGACTTAAAATGACTCTGATGAATGCTACTCCTCCGGGTCAGATGGTCTAATTTTGCTTCAAGAGGGGCTGTAACCCAGCCCCTCCACAAAAATTTGCAATTAATTGCACACGGGGTAAATCATGGAAAACACTGTAGAAAAAAGTTACAACATCGGGGGACGCACGTATCTACAACGCGAACTGGTCTACGGGCAAATCAAGCAGGTAAAAGCGTTTCTATCCAACCTGAATCTTGATTTTGATAACCCGGAGCAGCTCATAAACTCCGTAATTGAGCAGGGACTCATACCTCAAGCCTGCGCCATCGTCCTAACCCAAAAAGATGCCGAAATCAAAAGCAAGAACCTGAGTGATGAGGCCGAGTTTTTCGAGTATAACCTGCCCCTCAGCACGGGGGTGGCCGCCCTGCAAGATTTTTTCGAGGTTACCCCCGTAGTCTCGCTGTACAACATGGTGAGTCAGATTCTGCTCGGGGTAAGCTCGACCATATCCACGATGACGGGCGTAACTGGGTTGACGAACTCGTCGCCCTCTTATGTGGCGGAGACATTACCAAACGAGACGCAATCCTCTGGGGATACACCCCCCGAGAGTCCGAGCCCTTCATCCGTGTAAAGGAGCGTGAAGCCTTATACCAGGAGGGTATACTCAGTTTCTTGGGGATAGATAGGGGGGGTGGAAAAACACCCCCAACCCCAAAGACACCAGAAGCCAAATACTGTGCAGCATGCAAAAAATTGCCGGGGTACAAAGTAGAAGACTGTACCGCCTGCACCCAGGAGATAAAAACACATGAGCAGCTATCAGAGTAAAATCGGCTTGGTCATGGAGCTTTTGGGCCAGCAGGACGCATCCTACACGGCGATGCAGACCACTCTGCAAAACCTCGTAACGCAGCTTCAAACTATCACCTCCACGTCGAACAACACTGGATCGGCCATCAATAAACTCACGCAAGCCTCTACCCAGGGGTTTGCGGGAGTTACTTCCGCCGTCAATCAATCCACACAGGCCATCAACAACATGGGGGCGGGTTTAGGGAAAACCCTGACCACGCTCACCGTGCAGCTCAATACGGTAAACCACCAACTCAACCAATTGAAAAGTGGCCTCTCTGCCCAGTCTTACCAGATGGGGCAAGGGTTCAATATGCTTAATGGTAGCCTCGGCAATATCAACACCAGCATCAATACGGTGAAGGGTAGTGCCGGGGGTATGGGGGGAACTGTAACCAGTAATGCTCGTAGTATGACCACGGGCCTCAACAGCGTACATACCTCTCTGCATGGTATCTACCGCTTTATGGTACTGATTGCCGCGCACCAGGGTCTCCAGCTTCTAGGCCATTCGTTTATTCAGTATAATCAGACGATGGAGACCACCAAGCTCGGTATCGCGGCCATCTACACGTCCATCGGCACCATTACGGAAAAAATGGATGCCCATGGCCAGGCCACTGATAGGGTACTCAATGGTTACGAGAAATGGCGGGTAGCCTCTCGTATGGCCGGGGATGCCCAGCTAAAATTGCAGAATATGGCCATGTCTTCCCCGTCCACCTACATGGAACTTTTGGAGGTCTATCAGGGGCTGCTTGCCCCGGCCATGTCCGCCAAAATGACCATGCAGCAGACGTTAGAGATAGCCCTGACCATGACCAACGCGGTCAAGGCTGTAGGCTTACCCTTCAACCAGATTAAGTCCGAGGCAAGGGAAATTTTACAGGGTGGTATTCGCCCGCAGGTTTCTACCCTCGGCACGGCGCTGGGGCTTACCAATGACAAAATCAAAGAGTGGCGGGCGGCTGGCCCTGGGGTATTATTCGATGAACTCAACAAGCGTATGGAGGGTTTCGTTTTTGCCACCAGGGAATTTGACCGTACCTTGATAGGGTCCTGGTCCAACCTCAAGGACGTAGCCCAGCGTACTCTGGGGGTAGGGCTCGGCAATCTTTTCGAGACAGTCAAAAACCAAATTAGGGGTATTACCAATCAACTTGTTGATGTAAAAAAGGATAATAATGGCATGGTGGTAGGTATCACCATGAAGCCGGAAGCCCTCCAGGCCATCAGAGACATGGGGGCAAATCTAAGTGCTGCCCTAAAGATTGCGGTAGAATTTGTCACCTTTTTGGGAACAAATTTTTCCGTAGTTATAGGCACCGTTGTAGCTGGTGCTTTTATACGGATGGGTACCGGTATCATGCAAGTTGTTACGAGCATGAAGGCCCTACAAGCCGCAGGGGTGGCAGTAACCACGGCAGGGTGGATTGGTGCCTTGGTGGCTATCGCGGCCACTATCTCCTCCATCACCTATTTCCGGTATAAAAAGGCGGAGGCCGCAGAGGAAAACAGGGTCACGTATCGTAAAGATATGGAATCGGCAGTAGACCACAAATCTGTTCAGGATGAAAAAGGAAAGTACCTGACGGGGGACGCCCTTACTGCCAACGTAAAGGCCAATCGGGAGAAATATCTACCCACCATTAAGAGCCTTAATGATACCACGTTGGACTACTTCCAGACTAAATTATTAACCCCGGAGCAGGTGCTAGAGGGTATAGATGAAGGATGGATACGTAAGTCGCGGGTGGGGGTATCTAAGCCTATCATGGGGCACGCCAGTCAGTCTGCGGCTATCAAAGGAGAAAAGGGGGTAGCTGTAGGATCGGGTTGGGATAGTTACAAAGATGAATGGAATATAGATGAGGCCAAACGACTGGAAGCGACATCTAAGCGATTCCAGATTAAAGCAAGGGATGAAGAAGACCCTCAGCTCAAAGAAATAAATAAGAAAATGCAGGCGGCCAAAACTCTCTTCGAGGAGCAAGAAGCAAAGATAGACACCTTGAAGGAAAAGGAAAAAGCGGCCGCTAAAGAGAAATATGATGTTGAGGAAGATTTAAACGCCAAGGGTGAACGTACTGCGGAACAAATGAGTGCCGCAAAAATCACCCTGATAAAAGAAGAGGCCGAAGCAGAACTTAAAGCGGCTGGGTCTGTCCACCAGGCTCTAGCTGTGTATCGCGCCGCGGGACTAGGTCAGTTAGGTCGAAAAGCCAGTACCATGGCCGAAGAGATAAAGATATTCAAAAACCAAGTAGACAAGATAGAGGAGACCAAAGTAACTCAGGCTAAACAGAAGGCAACCAACACCCAAACCCATGCCCTTAGTCAAGAGGATTCCAGGTACACCAAGGAAGTCTACACAGGGTATAAGACTGAATTAGATAGTCAAATCAACGATGAAAAAACAGCAGTGGCGGGAAGAAAAGAAAATCTGGAGAGAGCCTACCAGGAGCGCACCATTACTGCCGTTCAAAAAGTAAACGCGGAGTATGAAGACCAAAATCATTTACTGGAATACACCCTGTCTATTCAGCGTAGTTTGGCGGAATTGGCCAGTAAGAGTACCCGTGGGGCCATCAATAAGGAAATAGAGGCTACAGAGGCAACACAGCGGAAACTAAAAGATACCCAACCTTCTAAAGTACAAAAGGCTGAATTTCAGACAGTAATTGACACTAAGACCCAAGAGATAGAAACCGCCAAAGAACTCGTCAGTCTTTATGATGAGCTGCACGAGTATGACAAAAAACACCTGGCCGAAGTAAAACTCATAACAGCCGAGTATGATAAACAAATTGCCCTAGATAAGTCACGTAATAAAGGCCAAAATGTAGATACACTAGAACAGATCAAGCAGGAAAAACTGGATGCGGCCAACTCTCTGGTAACCCCCGGTCTTGATACTATGGCCGAGGGTTGGAACTCCACGGTCAAAAAATATAAGGATGTCTCTACCCAGTTGCGGGACATATCCGCGTCTACCGCCGAAAGTATGACCCAGGCTTTCTCCAGTACTTTCTTTGACGTGATGAAAGGAAATTTCAAAGACCTGCAAAGCGTGGCCCTGGCCTTCGTAGATGCCGTACTCAAGCAGCTCACCACCCTGATGGCCAAGATGGCTATGGTCAAGATGCAAGATTCGGCCTCCAGTGATAGTGGCTGGCTCAATATAGCGGGTAAGGGCATTTTGGCTGTAGCTGGGATGGCTATGGGTAGTGGGGGTGTATCCGGCTCTATGGAGGGGGGTATGGCCACTACCGGCATGACAGTGGGCTCATCTCCTGCTGAATTTGGGGGCCTGGATACTGCGCCAGTTATGGATCGTATAAGCACGGGAGGAGGGGCTTCCTTTGGCAACTACTGGCAGCCTCGGGCTAAGGGCGGCCCAACAGCTAAAGGTAGCACCTATATGGTGGGGGAAGAGGGACCAGAGATATTTGTCCCCACGGAGAATGGCACCATTGTCCCCAACAATCTGCTCAAAGAGTTCAATCTCTTCACAAAAAGAATGAAAAACGGTGGAAATCGTGGTAAGTTCAATTTGCAGGGAGATATACCCCTGGCAGGACACCGTGAGTCGGGCGGCTCCGTCCGCAAGGGATTAGCCTACTTGGTGGGGGAAAAAGGTACCGAGGGGTACATCTCAGCCACTACCAATAACGCCACTACGAACATAAAGGCGGGCAACAAGAACACCGATATCCTGGTGCATGCCCCCGTAACTATCGAGGGTAACGGCCAGGGAAATAACAACAAAGATCAGAGTAATAGTAACAACATAGGGGACAGCATGGCCCAGTTTTCCGACCTGCTCAAAAGTAAGATAATCGAGACCATTACCTCGGAAAAACGGCCTGGAGGGCTTTTAAGTTATGTCTAGTTCCGATAGATTTGATTGGGTTCCCTCCTACCAACTTGATATAGAGGTTGCTCCCCGGATACGCTCGGTAAAATTTGGCGATGGGTATGAGCAGCGCATGAAAGATGGCATCAACAATATCGTGACCACCTGGAGTCTGTTGTTTAAGGGTAGGGCCGACGTGGAAGCTGATGCCATCAATGCCTTCCTGGTGGCTCGGGCTGGGTGGGACTACTTCCTGTTCAAGCCGCCGGGTAGTGCCGTATATGTTAAGGTAAAATGCACCAAATGGAAGAAGTCCTACGTTGGGCCCGGCAATAACCTAATTACCACCACTTTTGAACAGGTATTCGATATATGATAGCCCTCAGCGGACCCGCAAGTAATTTATCATCTTTGGTCGTAAACAAGCTCCTGACCAACTATGCCCCGATCACCGTATCAGGCTCTGTGGGGGCTACTTACGTTTCCGTATCCGCGGGTAGTTTGCCGGTAGGCTTGAATGTCCAACTGGCCAGTAGCACCGTAATAAATTTCTACGGAACCCCCTCTGCGATAGGAACCTACCCCTTCACGTTAAAGGTGCAGGACAACAATGGACCCGTGTACTTGTCCTATACCTTTACCGTGGCCAGTAGCATGCTGGCCGCAGACTCCCAGCACCTGGCCCTGGACACCCTGCTGGAGCTGTATGAGCTGGATACCTCCCCTATTGATGGCGGAAGCATCCACTACTATTTCTACGCTGGGGTTGTAAATAGTCAAGCCGTAGTATGGCAGGGCAACACCTACACGCCCTGGCCTATACTGGTGACTGGATTCGAGGTTGATGGTCGAGGTAAAGCTCCCAGGCCCCGGCTACAGGTCTCCAATAGGGACAGGATGGTCACTACCCTTAACCTGTCTCTCCAGGACCTTATAGGGGCCAAAATCATTCGTCGTCGCACCTATTACCGCTATCTGGATGCAGTCAATTTTACCGGCAATGTCAACCCCACTGCTGACGCCACGGCCCACTACCCAGATGATTTGTACTTTGTGGAGCAGAAGATAAAAGAGGACAAAAATAGCGTAGAGTATGAGTTGGCGGGGGTGTACGATCTAACCAATCTGCTGCTCCCCCTCCGTAAAATAAACTCGGACTACTGCTCTTGGACTTACAAGGGAGTGGAGTGCGGCTACATTCGCCCCGTGTATTTCACGGCTTATGATGCCCCCACTACCGATGTAAACGCTGACGCCTGTGGTAAGCGTCTGAGCAGTTGCCGTCTACGCTTTAGTATTGCTGGTGAGTCCCTGCCGTTTGGTGGATTCCCAGGGGCCGGAAAATACGCTATATGATCTTTGAATCCGTGTACCTGGACATAAAAGCCCACGCCCAAACCCAGGTACCCCATGAGGCGTGTGGATTTATAGTCTTGAATAATGATGGGGATTTGGAAGTAGTAACCTCCCCCAACATCAATCTCGACCCCCGTAATAGATTCACCACCAGTCCCGAGTCTTACCTGCGAGCAAAGAAATTGGGTAGTATTGTGGGATTGTATCATTCCCACCCCCAAGATTCATCAGAGCCCACGGCGGCCGACAGAATAATGCACAAAATAGCCAAGGTTCCGGGGGTGATATATTCCGTAGGTCAAGATACCTTTACCGAGGTGTCAACGGATACCCAAGATTACCCCCTCATGGGTAGAGAATTTGTCTGGGGTATTTTTGATTGCGGAACTCTGATACGAGACTATTACCGGGATAAAGTGGGTATAACATTGGAGGCTGAACACCCCACAGAGCATGAATGGATAACAGGAGCCAGGACATATTTGCCCTACCTTTACGCCAACAATTTTACGATAGTACCCCCTATCAGCATGAAATTGCACGATATTATTCTTGTGCAATTAACTGCACAGCATCCTAACCACGCGGGCATCTACATAGGAGCCAACACAATCTTCCATCACCTGCACCAGCGTCTTTCGACTGAGGATATTTACGGTGATTATTGGCGAGACAGAACCACCCATGTACTACGCCACAAGGAGTTACTATGAGGACCATACAGCTACATGGAGAAGTGGGGGATTTGTACGGCGCAGAGTGGAATTTGGACGTAGCTACCCCTGCGGAAGCCATTATCGCTATCGAGGCCAATCGCCCTGGATTCCTCCAGTATCTACAGGACACGGAGAACAAGGGAGTAGAGTACACCATTAAATTGGGGTCTTACGAGATAGAACCTGAGCGTATAAAGGGTCCTTTTTCCAAGGCGGAGATATTCCATATCATACCTCAGATGAGTGGAGCATCCTCAAAAGCCGGGGCAACCGCCAAGATAGTCGTAGGGGCCATCTTAGTTATCGTGGCTATGATCGCCTCCTCAGGCCAAGCTGGATGGGGCATGCCCGTAATAGCGGGCTCAACATGGGCCCCCACGGCCGGAGCCACTCTCATGTTCGGGGCTACTCTCATGCTGGCGGGGGTATCCAGCCTGCTCACCAAAACACCTCAAACTGAAAATAAATCGTCAGAGGCTGAACGATTGAAGGGGCACTATTTTTCTGGACCCGTGAACACCATAGCCGAGGGCGGGCCTGTCCCCCTGGGCTATGGCAGATTACTCGTCGGCGCGGTGGTTGTCAGCTCAGGTATCGAGGTGCGTACTGATGTCTCAATCAGAGTCTAATTTACCCGTAGTATACTCCGGGGCTGGTAAGGGTGGCGGTGGCGGACAAAGTAGCACCCCCATAGAAATACCCGAAAATTTACGCTCCACGGGTAAAATAAAACTTATAGATGTAATTTGCGAGGGAGAGATTGAGGGTCTGGTAAACTCTGACAGGTCCATCTATATCAATGATGCCCCTCTCCGCAACAACAAGATGGATTACGCCACCTGGCAGACCTACATTCGTAACAACCCGCAGAATATGGGGTTGGATATGAACTACACAGGGTTAGAGTGGCAATTCTTCACGGGCACTCTCACTCAAGAGGCCATAGACCCCAAAAAACTGGCCATTTCTGATGTTACCACGGAATACGCTCATTCTACTGAGGTAATGTCAGGGTACACCGAGCAAGATGTTTTGTCCCTGGTAGACCCCTGGGGTACGGCCAAATTGTCAGGGGCCATAACCACGGCTATGAGATATGCTAATGCTGTGGCCCTATCCATTACTAACCCCAACGTGGACCAGATAGAGCTACGTCTGAGTGTACCCTCCTTGTGGGAGACCAACCCCTTCCTGAACTATATTGGCCCCACCAAGGTAGTGTATGGAGTAGAGATAAAAAGTAGTATCACGGGGGATACCTGGAATCCCTTGTACAGTAGTAACCCCCCCATGGTTATGGGTAGACGGATAGATAATACTCATTTCGTGTTCGATGAGTACACTCTGGCCCTTACCCTCACCTTCACCGCCGAAGCCTATATGAAGCCCATATACGACACGGAGGGTATTCAGGTAGATGTGTCCATGTGGCAGGGGGCCGCAGGTTTTATTCAGGTAACCTATAAACTCTTGGCGGATACTGAGTGGCTGAATGGACCTTTGGTGAAACTTACCTCGTGGTCAGGGCAGTATACTGCGGTACTTGGCGACCTTATTTTGGGGAAATACGAAGTAAAAATAGCGTACGTGCAGGATACGATATACCAGAGCGACGCCCAGACCCTCAACATAGAGTCTCTAACTGGTTACGGGTCAACCCCCAACTCTTACATAGATTACTTCGAGGGACTTACGTACAGTAAATACGAAAGGGCAGTCAAAGTAGTGCTGCCTTTTAGGGATGGAATACCCAGGCAAGATCACATGCCCTGGAGTCTTCGGATTTACCGTATAACCCCTGACAACCTGAGTACAAAAAGAAGTAATAAGCTGAATCTGGACTCGTACACCGAGCACACTCTGGTCCGTTTGCGTTACCCAAATACGGCCTACTGCGCCATGACGGCCCACGCTGAACAATTCAGCTCCGTGCCCTCCAGGGCTTACGACCTAAAACTATTAAAGATAAAAATACCCACCAACTATGAGCCCACAGCCCACACCTACAATAGGGCCTCCAATGGAACCCTGGTTTTTGATGGTAATGGGTTACCGGTAGAGCAGATATGGGATGGGCAGTTCTACGTTGCCTGGTCTGATAATCCGGCCTGGTGCTTTTACGATCTACTGTCCCATCGGCGTTATGGTCTAGGCAGTTTCCTGGATACGTCCTACATCAACAAGTGGTCCCTGTACACCATAGGTAAGTACTGTGATGGCAGGGTCCCCAGCGGTAAACTTGAAAATGCGGTGGCCTACGCCCCTGCTACCTCTTACCCTGCGGGTAGTGTGGCCGTGTACAATAATAAGTGGTATCGAAATACCAGTAACCCCGCAGTAACCCTCGTGGGGGTACTGCCCACCAATACGGCCAGTTGGACTGAGATAGCGGTAAATACCCCTATCTATGAGCCTAGATTTACCCTCAATGCGTATATAGCCTCCTCGGTAGAAGCCTACAAATTACTACAGGATATGTCCTCAGTATTTCGGGGCATGATTTACTGGGCCGCCAACTCGGTTATAGCCGTCCAGGACTCCCCTCAGCCACCCGTGGCCGTGTTCTCCAACGCCAATGTTATAGGAGGCATGTTCACCTACGTGGGGTCGGCGCGAAGAGCCCGTAGGACCGTAGCCCTGGTCACCTGGAATGACCCCCAGAATCTCTACCGTAAGGCTATTGAATATGTGGAGAATAGAGAGGCCATGCTTCGGTATGGCTACAACTCCACGGAAATAATTGCTTTTGGTTGTACCTCCCGTGGACAAGCGCACCGGCTAGGTCGTTGGCTGCTTTATTCCGAGTCCAACGAGACCGAGGTTGTTACCTTTCAGGTAGGGGCGGATTCTACCCTGATACAGCCCAATAACATCATCAAAGTTCAAGATGAAAGCCGAAACCTCAACCGTATGGCGGGACGTATCATTCGGGCTACCGCCACCAGTATTATCACCGACAGTAAATTAACCACGCTGGCCCTGCCTGCTACTCTGGACATTATACTGTCGGATGGCAGTCTATTCTCTACGCCCATAGCGTCATTCAGTCACACGAACATAGTGCCTCCCATAGATAAAGGGGCTTGGGTATCGGGCACCTACTACAACGCGGGCGAGATGGCCACCTACGCTACGATACAGTATGTGTGCATATCTCCCATACCCATAGTACCGGCCAGTAACCCCACGGTAGATACTGCCAACTGGATGACCTATACCGCTTACGTAGCCCAGGCGGGTAGCCCGTGTACCACCCTGAACTGGTCAGGCCCAATACCAAGTACCCCGGTACCCGAGTCTATGTGGCTGGTAACAGCCGCTGGAGTCTCTAATTGGCTCTACCGGATAGTGGGCATAAAGGAGATAGACACCCTCTCCTACGAGATATCGGCGGTAGCCCATTATCCCCAAAAATTCGACTTGATCGAGAACAATCTGGCCCTATCCGTGGACAGCGGAACTATTAACGCGGACTTGACAACAGTTAGTCCCCCACGGAATATCACCTTCACCGAGGAGGTATACTCACCCACCCCTGGCACCTCAGCTATTCGCCTGGTAATAAGCTGGGAGGCCCCTGAGAACAAGTACGTCTATCAGTACAAAGGGCAGGTTCAGCACCCGGATGGGTCCTTCCAGATGTTCAATACCCCTGATGCCAAGCTCACCGTAGTCGTGGCATCTTCGGGTACCTACACGATAAACGTCAGAACTGTTACCTTTAGCAATATGGTATCAGCTCCCGCCACAGCATCATACTTGCTGGTACTGCACTCAAAGGTACCCGTGCCCAATGTGACCGGGCTTGACCTATACCCTGGCAATAACTACCGGTACTTCAATACGAAAGACTGCCACCTCATCTGGCACACCCCCCAGGCGTACTCTGATACCCCCCTGGCGGATGCCCAGCCTTTATCCCAGGTACCCCTGGAGATGTGGTTCAAGCAGTATGTTATCCGCATCTACAATATGGATAACTCGCTTCGCAGGACGGACTACTCAAAGACCCCGGAGTACTTCTACACTCACGAGAAAAACTATGCGGACGGGGGAGAAGCCTTCATCCTTGCCCGCGAGTTTATTGTGGGGGTTGTGGCCGAGGATACCGCGGGAAACTGGTCTGAGGTAGAAGCGAGAATAATCGTATCCAATCCAGCCCCGGCGGCCTTACCGGCCCCCACCCTCAATGGCTTTATCGGGTCTTTCATGGCGGCCTGGAATCCATCTCCTGAGGTGGATGTGGTCGGGTATGTAGTGCATGCAGTGTTGGGCTCGGACTTTACTCCGGGGCCTACCAACCTGAAAAACACCGGGCCAGAAACGGTATTTACCTACACCAAGGCTGCGGCCGGCACTTGGTACGTAAAAATTGCCGCTTACGATGTGTTTGACAAGACCGGATTAAATTACTCCCCGGCGGCCACCATAGATGTGGCTGGAACCATCGCGGATATAATGACGGCCCTTGAGGGCAGCATCACCCGGTCTCAATTATTGCCTGCATTGCGAACCAGTATTGACACCATAGACGACCCCTCCACGGGACTTACCGTACGGCTAGGGGCGGCCTTAACCCAAATAGATAGTATCAATGGCCAACTCGCGGGATTAACCGTCAGTACCTACACGGCATCCCTTACCTATGCCATTGGTGTATTGGTACGCGGAACGGACGGCCTCACCTATAAGGCAAAAATAGCGGTACCCATAAATACCGCACCACCCAACCTCACCTACTGGGAGCCGGTAGTGGGTGTCGTAAGTCTTGCCCAGGCCATTACGGATGAGACAACGGCCCGACAACTAGCAGACAGTAATGAAATATCCAGGGTTAATGCTCTACTGGCCACCCTGCAAAATACCACGGTACCGGGCCTCATAGTTACGGCAACAAATGGCTCCATAAAAGATGCCTACGTCGCGGCAGATGGTGCCCTAGCTACGGACTATAACTTCAAGATAGCTAGTATAACCCAGCCCGTCACAGGTAGTATAGCTTCCGCAATTACAGCCTCAGAGACAGTGACCACGGGGCTTATCAACACCACCGCCAATGCGGTTACCACTTTGCAATCTCGGGTGGATGGGATTGAATCCTTATTTGGAGCCTATAACTCCTGGAACTTTGACACCACGGTAGAGGGTTTTATCGCCGGGGGTACGGGTGGCTCTCTGGCCTGGGTACGGGATTCTGGTAATGGGTCCTTAAACTACACCACTGTAGCGGGGGGAGTATCTCCTACGATCAACATTACAGGTCTGTCCGTCCCCAGTAAAAACAATGTTGTTCGGATGAAAATAAAACGAATATCGGGTACTGCTACAGACTGGGTGGGGTCTATGATGTACTCCACGGCGGCCAATCCAACCCCCAGTTTAAGTCGTTACAAGGCGGCCCCTTCCTTGGTGGGCGGCCTACCTCCAGGCAAGGATATGGTCTTTGAGTGGGATATGTCCGCTCTCACCGTGGGGGGTACCGATTGGCTTACCCAGCCCACCATCACTGGGCTATCCATTATCCTGGCCCCCAATAATACGGTAGGGCAGTTCTATATTGACTGGATTGTCATAGGGTCCAAAGCACCCCCCGCAAGTATGGCCTACCTGGAAGATGTACGTTACACTTTAGCCCAGGTGGATATAGCCGAAGCAGGGTTGCGCACTACCTTGGCGGCGCGAGTACTCAATACTGAGCAGCTATTCGACCCCATTGTGACCTGGAACTTTTTGTCTTCTTTCGAGGGGTGGAATCGTGTCGCAACCGATGTGACTCTTTCCGTCACCAGCACAGGGGGTAAAACCACCCTCAATATGGCAACCTTTACCACCAATACAGTACAAATCTACGTTCCTACCTCGGGGGTAGATGGGACCAAGTACACACTGGTAAGAGCCAAAATAAAAAATACAGGGTCGATAGATATAACGCGCTTCCAGTGCTATTACGCTAATGCCGTCCATGCCACATACACGGTCAGTTACTACAAGAATCTGGTCCTCACCTTAAAACCAGGGGAAGAATCTATCGTTGAGTGGGATATGACGGCCCTAACTGCTGGGGGTGCTGACTGGACCAACCCGGCTAACCCCATCAATGGCATAGCTCTGGGATTGGGGGGTATTGGAGCCACTCTGGAAATCGACTGGATAACGATAGGACGTAAAGCCCCGGCGGCCAGTACCGCGGCCATTGAAACGGAACAATCAGTTCGGGCTCAGACGGTAGGAAAAGACTATTCGGCAACAACGGCATTTCCCACCAAGAGTATCTGTCTTTACAATGGGGTCCTTTACCGCAACACGGTCGTACCTGCAAGAACTCTACTGGGTGAGCCACCCCCTGATGCGGCAAAATGGACCCCAGTAACCAGTAATGCCTACGCCCAGTATACCTTGAAACTAGAGGTAGATGCTGGGGGTACTAAGTATGTGAGTGGTTTCGGACTTTCTAATGATGGAGAAACTTCAGACTTCATCGTAGTGGCGGACAAGTTCGCCATAATGGCTCCGATAGCTGATGCCTTAATTACGGACCCGTTAAAAAAGAAACTCATACCCTTTGCGGTGGCAAGGGTAAACAATACCTGGACAGTGGGCATTAATGGGCAATTAGTAGTGGATGGCTCCATCAATGCTCGGGCTATTGATGTCACCAGTCTGCACGTAGGGCCGGGCGGAATCAGTATAGACGAAAATGCCCTCATAACCTTCGGCCAGGTTATGAATGCAGTACCTACACTGGACCCCGCCATAAAGGACATGCTCCAGCAGGAAATAGAGCCCTACCTGCCCTCCCCGGTATACTCCAGGGCCTCCACCGCGTACTATGAGGGGTCCGCCGAAATAGCCCTGGTAGACACTCCCCGTATTGTAAAAACTACCCATGATGGGGCCAGGGTGACGGGAGAAAATGCCATACTCATGGAACCCGCAGCTACCAACTGGCTGGCGGCTAACCTACCCACCCACCTGGCCCTTACAGCCTGTACTTTAAACGGTGGAGCCACCTTAGGGTCTATAACCCCCGGCCAGTCTGACCCCTTCGGGGGTATGAATGCTGTGCGCTACTATGTCACTTCGGATGGCATTACCTCTCGTCGTAAATTCTGGCTAGGTGGGGTTGTAGTACCTGCTGGTGTCAATGGCTGTCAGCAGGTATGGGTACGTAATCGGTCAATCACCGTCATAACAGTTACCGCTAATATCGGGCTCTCTTCCGTCAGTATTCCCGCCAGTTCGGGATGGATACTGGTGCAGCACAACAACGTACTGGGGGATGGTGTAGCTCAGATGCACCTGGATTTCGCTACTACCCTGGTCGGTGAAAGTATAGATGTAGATTTGTTCCGTCCCATGCAAGACATAGTGAACACCATATCTTACACCTCATGGACCAACTCTACCCGAGCTTTAGATACTTTGAGTGTCTCCGCGGTCAACATGGGCACCAAGTGGTCCATAGAATGTTGGGCCAAAAGTAATACCATAGGTACTATAAATAAGTGGGTATTCTCCTCCTGGACTAAATTTGGGGTGGGTATAGGTGGTGGATCTGATACAACCAAAGATGGCTACCCCCTCTTCGCGTACTATGATGGGACCAATACCCGACAGAATGTTTACGCCTCCGCCCCCCTGGCGGCCCCTAAAGGATGGAATCACTGGGCAACCACTTTTGATGGGACCACCGTAAAAGTTTATGTGAATGGCGTAGTGGTTATAGTCGTCACCACCCCCCTTCCTCAGGCATGGAATAGTAACGCTATACAGATCGGCTGCGGTATATACTGGGCGGGCTATATCTCCAAATTCCGTACCCTTAATTTTGTCATGACCCCAGCCCAAGTAACCAATGCGTACCAGTTCGCGTTTGTGCGCGGCGATTTCTCTGGGGCCTCCCTTTATGAGCTGGATTTCAACAACACCTCAATGTGGAAGCAAACCAGTACTGGGAAGCTCTACAGCTACAATGGGGTAGCGTGGGTTTTGGCCTCCACGGTGGGAGCCCCTGCGGGTACCCTGGTGGGCAATAAAGAAGCGACAGCTTTAGCCTTATCGGTAACCCTATCGGAAACCGCTATAAGTGATCTTACCAGCGATGATATTTTATCCCCCGTGGAAAAACAGGCTCTTTTGACTGAGTGGTACAATGTCTATTATGAGTGGGCAAATGTCTTAGAGCCGAATGCGGCCGCTAAACTGGGCACGGGGCATATTGCATACACCAATTACCTGGGTAAGATTGCTACCCTGAACGCCTTCATCAATTCAGCCCCGGTCAATATATTAAATAAAACAGTAAGTACCGCACTGTCGGTAACAACTCTTGATGGGATAGTACCTCCCAACGTAACAGGCACCGTCTTACGTAACTTTCTCTGGGGTTTTTATCAGACCCGCGGAGCCCTCATCACCGCCCTCACGGATAAAGCGGGCACCACAGCTTTATGGTCCGGCATCCCTACGGGTACGGGTAAGGCCGCGGATTATGCTACGGTTGGGGCTGATGCTACGAATCTACAGGTAGGTCTTTCCAGCAACATGATTGTTGATGCTGACTTTCGTAACTGGGCCAACCACCCGCTGACTCTATGGAACAGTATCACAGGACTTAGTGCTGAGGCTGGTATCAATTTTGGATCCATTTGGAGACTACCAGCCCCAAGTAATACACCATACCTCAAGCACCCGAATAACATTCCGCCAGAAACTGCGTACTCGGCCTTTTACACGGAGTATTACACGGTAGCCTCTGACTCTTGGTACGAATTGTATGCCTACACTGGTGCTCGTAGGTGCAAGGTTCAAATCACGGTGGCCGAGTATAATGGGGCGGGTGCTTTTAATCTGTCCACCACGTTATCCATAATAAATGATGGTGAGGCTGCGGGGGGCGTTACCCTGAATGTCTACAAGAAAACGGGTGGCTTCTTCAAGACTCAGGGCACCACGGCGAGTATATACATCACTATTGCCAAGTTCTGCACTAAGACCGGTCAAGCCGATAGTTATCTTTTTCTCGGCCCGATGTATCTCGGCAAAGCACTATCGGCCCAGGTCACTTCTGGGGTATTCTCCGATTGGAGTCCTGGCCCTGCGGGGTACGCGGGTCAACTTAATGCCACCAATGGCGCCCCCACGGGTACCTATGTCGGGGGTACCGAAGCAAGTGCCTTATCAACATCAGCAGCAACATCAGCAGCAAGTATTGGGCAGATGGCAGATGATACTATCCTCTCACCTATAGAAAAACAGGCATTGCTCAAGGAGTACTATGACGTCTACTATGAATGGGTTAATGTTTTAGCACCCAATGCTGGGACTAAAATAGGAACTGGGGCGACAGCCTATGTAGACTATTCCACTAAAATGTCGCAACTTATTACGTTTATAAACTCTGCGGCAGTTAATATAGGCAGTGTAGGCACAAGTACCTATTTGTCCACAACAACCCTAGCCGGAGTAACTCCGGTAACAGGTAATAGTTTCCGGTCATTTTTCTTTGATTTCTACCAAAAAAGGGCTGCCCTCTATACCGCCCTTTCGGACAAGGCGGGTACCATAGCTGATTGGGATAAACTCAACGGCACTATGCCTGCAAATATAGTGACAGGCTCCGGTACCGAGATCGCAAGTACCTGGATATACACTGGTACCTTGTATGCAGAAAAAGTGAGTTCTCGTCTGGGTACCTACGATGAATTATATGTAGGTGGGCATGTTGTCTCTGACCCCAAACAAGCTACAGGCCCCGCTACAGACACTAGGGCTTATCAGAATTATAATGCAGCGGGAGTTATGATATCATCCCCGCGGACCCATGTAGACCTTGGAGGGCAGGCTATAGATCACACCATAATGGCTGTCCTGGCCATAGAAATTATAGGGCAGTCAACCTTCACTTGGACTGGATTTTTGACGGGGTACACTTCGGTAGCGGGAGCTAAAGTAATAATCGAGTTGTTTAGAGTGGATACCTACGGTGGAGAAGCCTTAGTAAAAACATTCTCCACCTTAGATTTAACCTCAGGAACTCACATGATACCCGTACAGTACACTGATAGGGCCACTGGTGGTTATTTGTATCGTATAAAAGTTAAGGGTACAGTTGGTAATATGGATGTAACTGGTATTCCTACGCTAGGCTGTCGGGCTAATACCTGTAGTATTGTAGTTATGACTACCAAAGGGGGGGCTTAACATGGGGTACATCGCAGTATATAACACTTATGATGGAAAGATAGTACGCAATATCCAGGAATATACCCGAGGTATTGAGTTAGAGGCGGGAGAAGGGGAAGCCTTATATATGGGAGATGCTCTTGGGTACTCCCATATTATCGGTGGGATTCCTGTATTAATCCCAGAAATAATCCCATTGCCTCAGCTTAAAGGGTCTAAAATAAGTATGATAACTTCGGCCTTCGAGTACTCTCTCGTCAGTAGGCAAACCAGTTACACCACTACGGGCTTAACGCCCAATATAACTGTAAATGCTGCCTCCCGCGATTTAGATAATGCCAAAGAATTACGGGACAAGATGATAGAGGAGACCATTGCAAATCTCCCCTTTAAGTGCTTCGATAATACCTATGTGCTACTCACCTTAGCGGATGTAAAACAGCTCATCACTGAGATGCGTAATTACGGTTTTTGGCTCTACCAGCATAAATGGGAATTATTGGCGGCAGTAGAAGCCGCAACCACCGCCGAAGAATTAGAGGCAATCGTGTGGTAGTAATTGTTTGTGCAATCAATTGCACAAACTTATTTACAAACCACCAGGACTGGGGTATATACAGGGCATCACCTCAAAATTATACGGTCCACCCGCCCTCGTAAAAGGAGTTATTGTATGCAGTATTCCATAGGTACGGTGGCAGTAACCCACGATAGTGCCACAGTAGTGGGCACTGGTACCCAGTTTCTACTGGTAGTACAAGTGGGGCACTCCTTCAAGCTAGACCTGGACTCTGTGGTTTATACCATAGCGGCCGTAGTATCCGACACCCAGCTCACTTTATCCGTACCATGGCAGGGATTAACGGGCTCGCTCAAAGGATACAGTGTTGGCATCAGTTACACCCCCAACTTCAATCTTTACGAGGTATCCGCCTCCGATAAAGATTGGGCGGCCCACCTCACCCAGAATACTATCCGTAAAATTGACAATCTCCTGCGGCTCACCCCAGGGGTAACACGGACAGGAATAGTGGCCCCTACGGCCCTAACCCCCGCGTGTGTGGGCGAGGTATATCAGAACACGGTCACCGGCATAACCTACGTGGCCAACACGGTAACCGTGGGCGGCTACAAAGAACAAGTAGGGGTAGTAGCCACCCAAACCCTGACCAATAAAACCCTCACCGCCCCCGTACTCAACGGCCTGGTAGCCTTACAGGGCCTCTATAATAATGCTCTCAAGCTCGGGGCTTACTACTTCTGGATGTCTGCCGCGGGCAAGTATTTCATGAAGAGCACGGCTCCTGCCAGTGAAACTGATGGCTTTGTTATCCCCCAGCAAATAGAAGGTAGCGTGGTATATGACCCGCCCAGTATCGCTATTGGTGGGCTACTGACCACCACCCTGGTCGTATCAGGATGCGCCATGGGGGACTACGTACAGGCATCATTCTCTCTTGATCTGCAAGGCATAACCTTGACTGCTTACGTTTCCGTAGCTGGAACCGTTACTTTTAGTTTTTTCAATGGCACAACTACCGCCAAAGACCTTGCTAGTGGTACTTTGCGGGCCAGGGTAACCAAACAGTAGTTTTCCAAGGAAGGAGAATACCCAAATGGAACCCACTATTAGGCCCACAGGAGGTACTTTCGACATGAGTTCTGAGGATGTGGATTCCCGGCTTCGGTCCATAGAGAAGAATCAGGCTTTACATAAAGCTCAGGAAGAGCATCTGACCAAGACGGTAGATACTATCCAGGAGGAATTGGCTGAATTTATCAATCTGGCTCGTCAGTGTGAGTTGGTAAATGAAACAGATAAAAAAGTTATAGCCTTACATTTCCGTGTAGATAAAGTAGCCCAGGACCTAGCCGTACTACATTCCCAACATGAGGCATGTATGAAAACGGGCGATAAGGACACAGCAACCCTCCTAGCCATACAGAAGGACGTAATGAGTTTGACCCTCAAGTTCGATCAGTTCAATGGTATGAGGGCCACCGTAGAGGCCAACAAATCTGATATTGAAGCCTTGAAAACCTCGGTGAATGGCTTGAACTTATCCAAAGACAAGACCGAGAAGTTTGTTATGGGGCGCATGGGTAATCTATTTGATGCAGGATTCAAAATCTTGGTGTCCTGCATGTTAGGCTGGTACGTTTATTCTAACGGTATCAGAACCCAGCAACCTCCCATTGCAATAGCACCTGTACCCGCCCAAGTACAGGTTCACAACAATCCTGGTGGTCCTGATGATGACCATGATAATCCCTACAAAAAGAAGTTGGAAGAACATCAGGAGCAAGATCGTAGATTCCAGATTGAGCTTTTGGAGAAACTGAAAACCAAAGGTATTACTATCCCACCTATACCCTCAATGCCGTAACAGGAGACCATCATGATTTTCGATAAACAGGACAAAGTGGCAGGTTATCGTCGGGCCAAGCAGGTTGTTATCGACAACCCCAAAGATGGTGTTCCTCGCCTGACTTTCGTGCTGGAGTGGGTTGTTGAAGTTGATGGGAAAACAGTCTCCATTCCCGCAGGAGAGCTGTCAGAGGATCTCATTGACATGAGTGATCCACTGATAATCTACAACCCCATTGATGATAGTGTCATTATGCCTGCCAACAGTGGATTTTTGCAGGCGGTCATTTACAGTGACTATATGCGGCGGGTAGCGCGGGAAGCGGCGGAGAAAGCTGCTGAGGCGGTGATCTAATGTCTCTTGCTCATACGGTAGCACCTGTCCAGTGGGGGGGACTCAATACAGCCACTTTAGCATCTGGCGTATTTCAACAGTCCGACACCTTTGACGTTCTGGCTGCGACAGTAGCAGGAGTCGCTATTGGTCTATCCCTCCAGATTGACTGCTCCTGTAGTGCCCACGCTCGTCTGGATACGATAGAGATACTGTCCTCCGCAGACGGAATAACCTGGGATACTACCGGTAATGCCTACGCCTCAAACTCTTTGCAGGGCATAGCCAGTCAGCACGTAGGGGTAACAATCCCTCTGGCCTATGCTGAGGTACTTCGCTACTTCAAGGTGAGGATTACACCAGCGGTATTGATAGGTAGTTCTTACGTCTACACCATCACTTGTAATAAGGTCACTGCGTAATGGCGATTAAGACCATCTCCAATGCTGGCGGGTTATGGAGTGCTACGACTACTTGGGTGGGTGGTATTATCCCTACTGCTGCCGATGATGTAGTGGCCACAGCAACATCCGGTCCAGTGACTATCGGTGCTGCGGCGGTCTGCGGGAGTATCGACCTATCTCTCTACACGTCTACGTTGACCCATAACGCCTTCTCTTTGACGGTGGGTAGCGCCACTGCTGGTGCTTTGAATTTCTCAGGGGCATGGACTTACACTCCTGCGGTATCAACAGCTTGCAGCATTATTCTTACCTCTTGGTCTGCAACTTATTGGGACGTACAATTTGGTGTAGGAGTGCAGCAGAAGCACCCCTATTATATCAGCTTTAATAATAGTTCTGGGCACTGGACGCTGGTAGATGATGTGGCTATGTATGATACCACAGGAACTTATTTTACTCTAGCCAACGGCGCTTTGAACGCTACCGGCAGAACCATCTCTACTGGTATTTTTCAGACAAGTGGTACTTCCACTGTAAATCTCACCAATGCCGTTTTAAATGTCGGTTATTCCTCCTCAGTAACCAACGCCCTTCAACTAGGGTCTGCTTCTGTTGTAACTACTACTGGATTGACTATTAATTATATTGGTACTGGAAGCGCCACAACATACTCAACCTTGCTGTATTTGAATACGGCGGTAATACCCACACTCAACATTCTAAACGTCCAGAATAAGCTCTCGCTCAGTGGTACAGCTATCAATATAACCAATCTCAACTTGGGGGCTACAGGACCAGCGGCAACATTGATTATGGGTTTCAGTAGCAACATTGGCACTCTTACCTGCACCGGCAGTAACCAAAACAAGGTGTTTATCCGAAGTGGTGTCTACGGCACACCAGTTACCATGACGGTTGGGGATACCACCGGAGTAACTTACGCCAACTTTCAGGATATTACGGCGGCGGGAGCAGCAACGTGGAACTTCATTGACGGCAGCGACGTTGACCCGACTCGTGGCACCGTTGGAGATTGTCTCGGTAATGATGGCGGTATTGCTATCGCCTTCCCCCCTCTCAGAGAGTTAAAGATATTTCAAGTAAGTGGCACAGTATTGAATTACTGGCATTGGAATCATACCGGAATAAACCCTGACGTTTACTGGAGACTAGCTGATGGGACTACCCCGGCCAGGGTTGCCCTGCCTCATGATAATGTAACCGTGGCGGCCATAGCCAATCCCAGAAGATTGATTATAGATATCCCTAATGCCTGCGCCAACCTAACTTGTGTTGGCATACCTTCTGGTAATTTTTACCCCAGCGAAGCTCGCGCCGTAAATTATTATGGCAACATCAACATAGACAACGTGGGTGGCCTTAGCAGAGGTGGGTATGGTATGGTACTGTGTGGTAGAGGCGATCACACCCTTTCTATAAAAAATTTCTTAACTGATAGCACCGCTGCTGGGATAACCATCAACTCGGTCGGAGGTTCATATACACTAGCCGCAGACCTGACGTTAGCTAATCCATCTAGCAGTAACTTTTTATCTGTAACACTAGGTAAGTTCGTCACCGATGGTTTTACTTATACTGCCTCGTCTTTCCAGTCTATAGGTACTTTGACCCGTACTATTGATATTAGCAACTCGACATTGAACTTGGTATCTGGGGGAGGTGGCGCTGCTCCTATCAATCTCACCAACACCGGACTAACTTTCATCTGCGGTAAATCAACAATTAAGTTTGGTTACTCAGGAGCAGTAAGTCACGCAGTGAATAGTGCAGGAATGGTTTTTGACACCATCAACTTTACGGGTACTCACACTGGAACCGTGACACTAAACAGTATGACGGTGAACAATCTCCTATCGAATGGTACGCCGCGTATCCTGACGATTCCTGTTTCCAACACGGTAACGGTCCTCAAGAACTTCAAACTGCAAGGGAACTCGACAGGTAAGGCACAGATTATAGGAGCAGGGAATCTCGTTATAGCGTGCCCAACTCCGCAATCAGTATCCAATATGAATCTGACTAGGGTGCGTTCCATTGGCCCGGCCCTCTACGCAGATAAATCAATCAACAGCGGTAGCAATATCAATGTCAACTTCTACCCTGCTGATACGTGGAGCACGGCGAAGACGTTGGAAGCGTGGGGTTTTAATATACCTGACCCCAATCAAATCATATCCGCGGGGCTGCTTGTTGCATCCTATCAATCACCAGGCGCAAGTTTATCTATAGGTAGCACTTTAACACCAGCAGCATTGTCCGGCATATACGCCGTTCTGGCCGCTACTACTTTACAGAACAGTAACTTTAGTATTACCGCAGGGGTACAGTCAATTGTTGCCACCGCTCTTCACCCAGACCTAGTGACCGATTATAGAATCACCGTGGGAAGTGTATCGGCTGCTTTCTCCGTGTGGTCTACAACCACTTCTCAAGGTGCTAGTATATCTCCCGCAACGCAGAGTGCAGTGTGGGATGCTTTGAGCAGGACTGTTGTAACAGATTCTGTCCTTACACCTGCTACAATTACGGCTTTGTTCTCCGCACTTCATCCATTTATTGACGTGACAGGGGCAATTGGGTTAATATCCGTCCTGTTTCAATCCGCAACTGTGGATAGAGTATTTTCCGATTATACCCAGGAAAAAACATTCATAGAGCCTAGCACGGTAAAAGTTTTTACGGAGGTAAACTAATGTTTTCATTCAGTAAGCAGCCAGGAGAAACTATTATCGGGGTAGGCATAGATTTCTCTCCCCGAATTAATGCGTCGGAAACTCTGACAGTACTCACCGTAACCTCTGTTCTTTTGTCGGGGGTTGAAACTGTTGGTAGTGCTTTAACCATCACCAACAAGGCTGTATCTGGCAGTATTGCCGCGTGTACTCTAAGTGGGGGGTACGATAGTTGCACCTACAAACTGACCTACAGGGTAACAGGAACAGAGGGTAGTGTTCTCGAATCGGAAATCAAACTAAAGGTAAAGGAGATTTAACATGGCAGACGTAATTTACAACGCCTTTAAGGTCAATCAGATGAAGGCCAAATTTCCAGATTTGAGTGTGGGGACTAATATCAAAGTGGCTTTGGTCAATGCTACCTATGCTGCCATCGCAGACGAGGTCAAGAAAGACACCCACACCACCTTTGCTGATGTCGTAGCCAATGAAATCACTGGTACGGCTTACACCGCCAGGGGTCAGCAAATAACAAGTCCTACAGTGACACAGGATGATACCAACAATCTGGCAAAGTTCGATTTTGCTGATACTACTTGGGCAGCATCGACCATCACTGCCAATGGGGCGGTAGTCTACCTGGACAGCGGTGTAAACTCCACCAGCTACCTGATTGCTTATATTGATTTTGTCGGTACAAAGTCTTCAAGCGCGGGCAATTTCACAATTCAGTGGAATGCTGGGGGCGTGGTGACCTTAACGTAATCAACCCAAGCAAAAGGAGATCAAGATGAAACCACAGTTTCAGAATGGTAGCATTGATGGATGGAACCTCATTCTAAACGTCTGCTCGTTGAATGGTACCCAGTACCCGGCCAAGCCGGTTGCTGATCCTCCGAAATTTGAATTTCCACACATGCCAAGTGGCAAACCGGGGTTACTTCTGCATCCCGGAAAGTATCTCATGCTGAAAAATGGGCCGACCAGCCCTGAACACAATGAAACCAATAAGTACATCATTCAGCAGATGGTCAACACCAAGGGTGGCGAGGTGAGTCTCAAAGTACTCTGTGCCAGTCCCAACAATGGCTTCATGAGCGTACTCCTCAAGACAGAGAAGTTCGAGGAAGAGGGGTGGGGCAAACAGGTAGCCACCGGTTACACTACCAAATGGATGCCACTCAAGTTCACCATACCGCCAGGTCAGTGTCTCATCACGCTGTTTTTCGGCGGGGACGCAAATCAAACTGGTGCCAATATGTGCATCGACGAGTTTTACCTCCCCGAGTAAGGAGGCACCATGAACACCATCTGTCCTTACGCAGGGTACACTGAACACTGCCCTAAATGCGCTAACTTCGGAATTGCTTGGCACCTGTATCATTGCCCCCTGCGGAGGACAGTAGATGAAAAAAATTAAGTTGTACCTCAGGAACCACCTGCTAGTTAGGGACTTAACCCTGAATGTTTGGTTAGGGGGGTCTCCCTATGAGCCCATCAGTTCAAGGGTGTGGCGTAACAGGGATAAGCGGGGGATGCGTTACGTGGTCTATCTGATTGACCTAATATTTGGGGCCAATCACTGCATGGCCTCAGCAAAACGAGTTGAATACTATGAAGGGTACGAGGTGATTCGATGAGAATGTCCCCCAAAGGCAAAGACCTCCTGATTCAGTGGGAGGGTTTCAAGGCCCACGCCTACAAAGATACTGCAAATAAATGGACTATTGGGGTGGGCCACCTCCTCCTACCCGAAGAAAGAGAGACGGATATCATTTACATCAACGCGGCCCCGGTTGATATCTCTAAGGGGCTTGGTTCTGATTTAGTATACTCCCTCCTGGAGCAAGATTTAGTGCCAAGGGAGGGTGCTGTCACTGATTCTGTATCCGTACCGTTGAATCAAGATCAATATGATACCCTGGTCTCCTTCGTCTTTAATGTAGGTGAGCCGCGCTTCAAGTCTTCCACCTTGTTACGACTCCTCAATGATGGAGATTATACTTCTGTTCCCGCCCAGTTAATGCGCTGGAACAAAGCTGGCGGCCGAGTGGATAAAGGACTAAACAACCGACGAAGCAATGAGGTAGCCTTATGGCTGAGTCAGCTATAACCCATCTCACCATACCAGAGATGCTCATCGTCATTGCGTATCTTCTCTCTGCCTGGTATTTAGTTCGGACTGGCATGCTGACCCAATTCCTTCTTGATGATAGCGGTAAACTCAGCAACTCCAAACTCTGGAGTTTCGTTGCCAATGCCGTCGGTTCATATGTGGTCATTCACTACACCATGGACGGTAAACTGACCTCAGAGTTTTTTCTGATCTACATGGGTGTTGTTGGTAGCGGTGCGGTAGCCAACAAATTGATTGCTTTCAAATACGGTGGAGCTACCGACGCTCCTTCTGCTTCCCACGAGGTACCCGATGCCAATCCTGCAAATCCTAAACGCAATCCTGTCGATCAAGATAGTCCAGTACCTAATGCTGATACTCCTGACGATCCTGATAGTAATGACAACGTATCTCGGAATAAGAAACAAGTGGATAGCCAAAGACCTAGAAGTTACGGGACAACAACTTAAAGGGTATAAGGCGGCCACCGCCTTGCAGAATGAGGGTATCTTGCAGATGCAGAAAGCGGGAGAACAGGCCAAGATAGATGCCCAGGTAGCACGCGAAAAAATGCTCACGGCCATGGCGGACAGCAAGAAAAGAACTGATCGCATTATGTCGGTTCCGCCCCCTAAAGCCTGTGAGGATGCTCGTAAGTATGGTCTTGAGTTGGCCCGTAAATTAGTAGGGGGTTTACTGTGAAAACAGCACTACTGAGAACCATCATGTATTTTGTGGGACTACTTCTCGCGTCCGCCATCACCCTGCTAATCATGATTACCATGACCAGTTGCGCCCCTAACGTAGTTTACGTTCCAACCCCGGTCCCCTGTGTGCGCCCCACCCTCCCAGAACGTCCTGTATGGCCCATCAGTGCATTTAAGGGCACCGAGACCTACGGTGAGATCATTCAGGGCTTTGGGGCCTCTCTGAGCGCGGAGAAAGGGTATTCAGATAGTCTGCGGATACTCATCGAAGGTATAAAGTAACAATCAACCCCAAGGAGGTTAGTATGCCAGCATATCAAGCAGTAAAATTCTACAGTTCGGCCACTGATGGTGCTCAGTCCAAAGCCATGAGCAAAGTTACCCAGCTCTTGTCAGAGGCCGCCGTGCCCGTAGGAACCACCTTTCAGCTCCAAGTTCGTTTGTCCCCCCTGGCTCCGTGGGTGGACCTGCCCAATGCCAGCGTCTTCGGCACTACGCTGTTTGCAGGTACAGCCTTCATAATCTGGACTCTTCCAGGTAACTTCCCGTACAACGAGATACGCCTCAATCGCTCGGTAGGTGCCGGTGATGTTAATGTTTGGGCGCAAGGGGCCAACGAGACCTACTAATTTTTGTGCAATTAATTGCACAGAAGTACTTGCCTCAGCAAAGACCTCATGGCATAATAACGGCACAGTAGCTATTACCCTCCGCCCTGGTACGGCGGGGGGTCTTTTTTATGAATTTATTTGACAAAACCATATACATATAATATACTATAACCATCACACACCCTACATGGAGGTATATTATGGATTTAAAGTTGGCCATTAATGCCCGTATCCCGCTTATATCGGTGGAAACCACGGACACCATCAACATCCTGGAGGTACTGACCCACTACGCAGGTATGCCCATCACAGAATACCCACTGAAAGGAGAAATTATGGCGGGAAACCTACTCGCCATAACCAAGAAGGAGGGAAATAAGATAGGGTCTATATTCTACTCCTACAACCCCATCTCGGGGGCCATCCCCAAACTGTACACTCGCCTGTCTGAATATGCCCAGAGTATTATTTTCATCAATGTTGAGGATCAGGAGGGCAGTTTTGCAGTCGGCATGGTGTTTCCCGACTATGACCTCGTGAAGTCCAATTTGGCCCCGCATCTACCCGCCACTCAAGTTGAAGAATTTACCCCCTACCTAGTGGGGCACACTCTCAAGGAGATAACGGAAATTATCCGTATCCTCATGGAGATAAAAGGTACCAATGCCACACTGACTGATCTGCTTGCCGTCAAGAAAATGCTCTCTCCCCCCGTGAGAGGGGCCACAATGGTTAATACTACTCTCCCATACAACCACCCCAATACGGCACTGGAATTGTGGCTCCAAACTGATGGTCCTATATTCCTACACTGTAGAGAGACTCGTCTGCGGCCGCGTGGATTATTATTTTACGGCACTCCAGGGACGGGTAAGACTCAGGGGGCCAAGTACCTGGCCACCCAACTGGGCCTGCCACTCTACGCCCTAGAGGTGGGAGACTCCCTGGGAAAGTATGTTGGTGAATCAGAGGGTATGTTTGCAAAGGCTCTTCGGCATATCGACGCAGAGGAACCCTGTGTGGTCCTGCTGGATGAGGTAGAAAAGATATTCAAAGTGGGGGATGATTCCACCGGGGCAGTACAGCGCATCCTCTCCCGTCTACTCTGGTGGCTGCAAGAGAGAACGTCCAAGACTCTGGTAATCATGACTACCAACCTCTTGGAGGCCCTGCCCACTGAGCTATATCGCCCCGGTCGTATTGATTACACCATGCGTTTCGAGGGTCTGCATTTACCAGAAGGGCTAGATTTAGTAACTGGATTGATTAATTCGTTCCCACATTTGGGAGAATTGGTACCATCCTTGCATAACTTTACGATAAATGTTCATGGTCATGTGACGCAGTTTCTTTACAAATCGGGAGGCAGAGCCACTCCGTCGGACATAACGCAACTGGTTTTCAAGTACATCAAACTAGAGTACCTGAAAGCTATACCAAAAGAATAGTCAATAATTACAGTAGGTTATATACCTAAAGAATAATCTTGACAAAACTTTCTACTTATTATATACTCTTTCTATCAATTCAACCAACCGGTAACCCCAACCGGCAACCACGCAAGGAGGCAACAAATGGAAGACGAAGATTTGAGCTACGGAACCAAGGAGACCGAGGTAGACAACCCCAACATCATCCCCGTGGAGAGCAAGGACCTGACCATCGCGGGCAACGCGGACTGTCTGCCCCAGGCCGTCATGTTCAACAACACCAAGGGCAATCGGGAACAGTTGGCCGTACCTGCCGACTTCCCCTACCCAGCGCTGTTCATCAACGGTACCTACGAGCCCCAGAGTTATCTGGTACTGGGTGACATTGCCAACCGAGCGTTTCGAGTTGCGATCCGTCCCCTGTACTCGTACTACCAGTCAGAATTCCGGGTCCGTATCGTGCCTATCTACGAGGGTGCGGACGTTTTGAATGTCCCGGAAGAATTCCCTCGGCTGCCTTTTGTGGGCAAGAAATCCAGTCATGTGCGTATCTCCAAAGTATTCACCGATGAGGTCGATACTAAGGGGGTTCGTAAGGATGAAAGTATGGAGCGCACCTTGACTCGATTCTTCTCCGACTCCCACATAGCCACCATCGAAAAGCTCTACTCCTGCTTCGGTAACACCGAATGGATAGTACCTCTGGATGGTCTGTACGCCTACCTCCAGACTTATGTGGCTCAGAATTGCGTGGACCATTTCAAACAGAGTCACGCGGGGAAAAACGATGAAACCCCGATGGTCTCCGATGAACCTGAATTTGCGGATAATGGACAAGGGCCTGATGACGATGAGTACTAAAACCAACCGCCTGGTAGGCACTGATGGAGCCCCGGACTACCTCATTATCCATGCGTGTAATGGGCTGGCCCTGGGCGTGAAACCCCTCCTGCTCCCCGTGGTAGGAGATGAACAGGCAAAAGTACTAGGGATACGGGTTCGCGTAGCCCGAGACCCCAACAGTGCTATCGCCGTCACCAATGTCCAAGCCTGCGCGGCCATAAACTACGAGATAGGATTCTCCAAGCGCGATGCCAATCGGTGCAGTCTCAATCTCACCGCCATGATTCCTGATCTGAGTATGGCCACGCTGGAAGACTTCAAGACTCAAGTAGTAGCCGGTATTCAGGGGGCCATAACCAAGACCCTGGCCAGTTACATAGAGAGTCCTGGAGCCACCGTGGGACTGGATGAAATACAGAAATTTGTTGAAGAGACTCTGTGTGCCGAGTTCCTGAGTGTCTACCCGGACCACAAACCCCAAGCCAAAGAAGCCATTACTGGTAAGGAGGGCAAGGTAATACAGGTCAACTTCGGCAAGAAATAATCACCGACCCATTGTGATTTTACCCCCCCCCTGGCCCATGTCAGGGGGGCATTTCCGTAAGGAGATTTTTATGGCTCACGATATACACCACCAGATAACTGCAATGACCGGGCTCACAGTTTACGAAAAATTAGTACTCTGGTCCCTGGCGGACCACTACAACAAGAAGACAAAAAAATGCTGTCCCTCGTGGGAAACAATCATAGCTGAAACAAGTACGAGTAGTTCATCAGTACACAGAGCTATGGTATCGTTAAAGAAAAAAGGATTGATAGAATCCCTACGGAGTAAAAATGCAGCACAGTATAACCTTCTCTTTATCTGACACCTCGTAACCACAGTGAGGGACTTTTTATGGCTTTTGACCACCACAAGCAGATACAAAAACTGGTAGAACTCAGCAGTAAGGAAAGCCTAGTTTTGAGAGTACTGGCCGACCACGCTAACCATCACACAAAAAAATGCTGCCCCACATGGGAAACCATAACCAGAGAAAGTGGATTAAGTAGGGCCTCGGTGCATAGGGCTTTGGTTCTTTTGCGAGATAAAGGATACGTGACCCCCACCAAATCAGACCGCAAAGTCCAATACAATCTGGAACTGACAAACCCAAAACCACCCCAAGTAGCCATCGAATTGAAAGTAGCAGCAGTAGAGCAACGTCTCATCGGGGGAGTTTCCAAGGGCGCAGTCACGTCTCAGCTTGAGACCTGTCGCGTCTCACCGGGGGAGTTACCTATACTTAACCTAAAAGATAATAAAAAAGAAATTCTTGGCAAACAAGTTTGCAGTTCGCAAGCTCACAAAAAATCAGAGGAGAAAATTATGAAATTTCCAGAAGGTACTTCATCCTCTGATGTATTAGGGCTAGTAGAAAAATTGAAAAACCAGAAGAAAAAGAAAACCAGTCAAGTGGGAGAAATACACACCCCCCTGAATTTTTCTCTGGCCAAGGCAGATTTACTTTGGCGGAATCATATTCCGAAAATCTATCCGCAGATAACCATGGTCTGCCTGACGGTGAAACAAAAGGGGCAACTCAAGTATCTGTTGACTCTGTTCACTCAAGGGCATTTGGAGGAGGACTATGCCCTCACCACGATAATCGAAAAATGGGTGGAGTTTTGTATCTACCTCAAGGGGCACTTCAACGTGTTCTATTCTCCCGCCCTACCTGACATGGGATTCCTGTTGAAGAATGGGGCCAATGCTGTCAACTTCATAATTCAGTACCAAAATGCCACCGTAGCTCCAGTGCAATTAATTGCACAAAAACCATTCAAGGTTACTATGAAGGAAATCATACCCATAACATTGCCACCCGCAGAAGATTCTGTTACTCTGGAAGATATCTTTAAGTGGGAGAAACTGCAAAGTAAGGCGGGCTAGAAGGAGGGCACTATGAAAGTTTTAACCGAGATAGAAAAGCATGTAATCCACTACCCACAGTATTACGTGCCGGGGGGTATACTCCAGCCGGAAACTCATTATCGACTGGCGGTAGATATCCCACGCTTTGCTCAGAGAGCCCGTATTCTACCCAAGTTCATTTACACGTCCATGGTGTCGATTTGTGGTCAGGATGAGGTAGCATGGTTCAAGAGCATGAACACGCACGTTGACTCTGGTATTGCTGGTCTCATGTTTACGGGACTTATTCCGCACGTAGAGGACCGGATGCAAGCCATTGCTGGGGCGTGTATCCGTAACTTCATTGACGCTAGGGTTTACACCCTACAGGAGGTAATTGAGGACCAGAAGGAGGGCTCAGTGCCTGATTGTAAGGTGCTACTCATTCCCAATTTTTACCTGAACACGGAAAGTGGGTCCAAAATAGCCGCATGGCAGTCTACTAGCCTGTTGGGATTATTGTACACTCGGTATCAGCGGGGATGCCAGACGGTAATATACGTAGAAAATATGACCTCTATGGCCAAGAGCTATGGAGGGGCCTTTAAAGCTCACTTCGACGAGCATTACACCTGTATCTCGGGTTAAGGGGTGGTTTATGATTTTGGAATTCTACTCGGCTGTGCTACAAGAGAACAAGATAAACGCCTACTTCAATTTACACCTGCTACCCGCTTATTTTCGCCAGTCTGAGACACCGCTATTCCAGTTTTTCAATGGACATTGTCAGCAGTATGGTTCTCTACCCTCCATCAATCTGGTAAACGAGTTTTTGGCGGGAACCACCGGAGACTTCCTACCTCCACCTGAAAACTGCCCGGAGTTTTATCGGGACCAACTTCGTAATCGTTTTATAGTGGATAGCCTCAAGGAAATAGCTCAAGAGACCAAACAGAGTCTCGCCACCAAGGACCCTGAGGCAGTACTCGCTACCCACTCTGACCGTATCATCAACCTGCACCTGGAAGCCAGTGGTACCACCATCATCGACTTTCGAGACGCGGCGGACCACATCGTAAAGGAGTACAAATCAAAATTATTGCAGGGGAGCAATTACGGCATCAATATGGGTTGGCCCTATCTGGATGATATGTGTGGGGGACTACAACCGGGCGACGTGGTATCCTATCTAGGACGTCCAGCCGCAGGCAAGACCTTTATGATGCTCTATTCGGCCCACCACGCATGGTACAATCAAGGAAAACGTACCTTGTTGATATCCATGGAGATGAAACCCATCATCCTGGAGCAGCGGGTAGCAGCCATGCACACCCACTATAATCTGACCAAGCTGAAAAATGCGGCCATGTCTACCTCGGCCTTCAACAAGGTCGTCAAAGAGCTAACCCTCCTGAAAGGACACCCCGAACCACTATATATTGTGGATGGAAACCTGACTGCCACTATTGAGGACATTTGGCGGCTGTGTCGGCAACTCAAACCAGAAGTAGTTTACATTGATGGGGCTTATCTGGTACGCACCAAAGATAAAATGAGTCGCTGGGACAAGATAGCCTACGTAGCAGAAAATCTCAAAGCGGCCATTGCCGGGGATATCGGTACCCCCTGCGTGGCCAGTTATCAGTTTGGTCGGGACGTGGTAAAAAAGGCCAAGAAAAATGAGGAGCCAGGACTCGAAGATATTTTCGGCGGAGATGCGGTAGGACAGGTATCTTCGGTAGTCATTGGCTTCCTGGAGGATGATTCAGTCGAGACCCTAATACGACGGCGGGCGGATATCCTCAAGGGTAGAAGTGGGGAAGTAGGTCGCTTCTACATAAAGTGGCGGTTCGATTCTATGGATTTCGGCCAGTGGACAGAAGAGAAGCTGGAATCACTCCAATTTGTGTAGCATCGGTACTCAAAGGTTTTTCTTGACAAAACTTTCAACCTATTATATACTCTTTCCATAAACAACCAACCACCCCACGGAGGTACAACATCATGGCAGTCACCAAAGTCGTCGTCAAAACGGGAGTCAAAGCGGCCACCAAGAACGTGGAAGCGGAGCAGGTAGCCCAGGCCGCCAAGCAGCAGGAAGACCTGACTCTCATGCGCCAGAGCATCGAGGTCTACGGGACCCTCATGGATGAGGTAGCCAAGATTAAGCCCACCATGGATAAAGCGGATATCGTAAAAAAAGAATTACTGGCTTTCGCGGACGAATTATTTGACCCCGCGGATAAGCCCACGGTTACATCCGACCACTACGTTCTCTCCATCGGCCAGAAGGGTAATATGTCGGAACTGGTACCCAACGGGGCAGCCATGGTTCTGGAGAAATTGCAGAAGCAGCATGACCCCAAGGAAGGTCTCGCCATCTTCCTGCAACTGGTCAGTATCACCATGACCGACCTCAAAAAGTATTTTACTGAGGTGGAACTGGCCTCCCTGCTCAAAACAGAGCGCAGGAAAGCTCGCACCCTTTCTGTATCGCCCAAGCTGTAATCACTACCCCCCAAAGGAGAATAGTATGAAGGGATCAGAGGACGTAAAAACGGTCATGTTCACCCCGCACGAGAAAAAACACACCATCACCGAACTGAAATCTGTACTGGCTGGGCTGGGCAAGGGTAACAACCCGTATCTGGAAAAACTGTTGAAGGAACTTGAATCCTGATTAAGGGGTGCGCCAGTCACAACGGTAGGCGATAAATGGGGTGTGTACCACCAGCCTCTCAGATTACAACTACAGGAGTATTATCGTGTGTACTTATCGGTCAGAAGTAATAATGTCCCTCATCGTTTTGCTCTTCGCGTTTCTTATGCTGTTTCTTTTGTACCATGTAAATAGGTCCCGCGTGAACATGCCAGATGCGTGTGCCGCCCGTGGCGGGATAGTTGTGCAGACCAACCACGGATATATGTGCCTGGACGTAAAACCCAAATAACCCAATTTGCAATTAATTGCACAAGAACTACACGGAGGTACCATGGGCAGCCCAAGACCCCAAGGAAATCGGGACTATAAGACCCGAGTAGTTTACACTGACCAGCCGCGCTACTGTGCTTACACCAAATGTGGACTTTTGCTCGTTCAGCGGGAAGGGGAAAACCCCTCTCGATTTTACGGCCGAGAGACCTGTAACCGGGTGTGCGGGCATGGTTTATCCGCGGAAAGAAAAGCAGAAGCCATGCACATCCAAAACACACCCACACCCCGAGCAGAAGTCTTATCCCTGGAATCGGCACCACAACACGTTCAAGATGCCATAGCGCGTAGACGTCAACAAGGAGCCCTTCGGTAATGTTACTCCCGGCAGTAGAGCATCTGCTCTCTATCCTCGGGGTTAAGGACCACGGCTTACGTCCTGGCTGGGTGACCTTCTCGTGTCCGTTTGCCTTCTGGACTCACGCGGGCAGTACGGATAGTAGTCCTTCCTTCGGCATATCCTTTGAGGCCAACAGTCGAGCACACTGTTTCTCGTGCCCCGAGACTGGCAGTGCCTTGGGTATGGTCATGCGTTTGGTTGAGTGGCAGAAGAAACAGCCCAATCCGCGGTATACCAATGAGCAACTCAAAGAGGCGGTAGAATTCGTGTCCCAAGAGGAGCCGGAGGATTCTACCTCTGAATTCGATTTCCCGTCCTTCGATTCTCTGCAAGAAATCAATACGGTCAAACCGTTGATACCCTTCCCCGAGGATTGGCTATCATCCTTCCTCTCAGGAGCTAATCATGTCTATCGAGTCAGTAGAGGCATCTCCCTGGAAACTGCCTACCGTTTCGATATCAGGTATGACACCCTACTCAAGCGACTATGCTTCCCCCTCCGCAGTATTACCGGAACCCTCTATGGGATGCAGGGCCGTGATGTTACTGGAAAACAGCAACCCAAGTACCATTTTTACGATTACAAGGGCATCAAGAATCCTGTGGTGTGGGGTAACGAGCAGCACGTAGACCTGTCAGAGCCACTCATCATCACCGAGGGTTTCCCGGACGCGGCCAAGATAGATACGGCTGGTTTCCGTAACGTGGTGGCCTGTCTCACGTCTAAATTCAGTCGTCACAAATACGAGCGACTCCAAGATGCCAAGAATATCATTACCTTCTTCGATTATGGTACCGGTGGGGACACAGGCAGACTCCTGGTGGAACGCTATTGGAAGCACGCCCACGTCATGCACGTTATACCCGACGAGGAAGAAAAAGACGCGGGCAACATGAGCGTAGAAGCAATACAGGAGGTACTACATGGACTCGTCTGATTGGATACCTGTTACCCAGAAATTCCCCGAGAGTGGTAAAAAAGTAATCGCCTATTACGAAAATGAACTAGGGAAGCCTCGTCGTATCATGGCGTACTACGCGGCCAAGTACGATGTAGAATCTGACATGGGGGACCAAACCGACGTATACGAGTATTGCGAAGAAAAAGACCTGTATTTTTTGGTTCCTGGGTGGTACGAGAATAACGAGTTCGATGAGGTAAATTACGCGGTCACAGCGGAGATAACTCACTGGATGAGTCTACCCCCACCGCCCAAAAAAAGAACCTAAAGATATATCTTGACAAAACTTTCAGGCTATATTATACTTTTACCATCACCACCCCCCATAGGGGACAAACGCCCATCGGGCAATGGAGGCCATCATGGCACTAATTAAGACCATCGGTAGTAAGGCAATCACACCAGCAACACCGGCAGAGACCAAGAAGTTCGCACCATCCGCCCCGCCCACAGGTATCCCCAAGTGGGGAGTAACTGGCAAGGCGGCCCAAGCTAAAATGGCCGAAGAGCAGGCCAAGTTCGACAAGAAGACAGAAGAAATGAAGCGCATGTGGCGTTTCTGGATGAATGGGGGGGAATCAGGGCAGATCACCTTCCTCGACGGCATGCTGGATGAGTTTGGTGTCCTCCAGGGCCTCACGTTCTACGAGCACAATCTCAAACTCAACGGCAAGTGGGGCAACTACTTCATTTGCATCGGGGAGTGGGAGCCCTGCCCGATTTGCGAGGGCGGCGACGAATCTCGACTGGTCACGGCTTTCACTATCATCGACCACCGCGAGTACAAGGGCAAAAAGGCTGTCTACAAGGATACCCGCAAGCTCTACGTCTGCAAAAAAGGTACTCTGGAAATCCTCCAGAAGCGGGCCTCCAAACAAGGAGCCACTGGTCTCGCGGGATGCACGTTCGACCTTACCCGTACCAGTGCTGATGAGGTCAATGTCGGCAATGATATCGAGTTCGTGGTCAAGCGGTCCAAGGACGAGCTTATCAAAGCCTACCCGTCCCTCAAGGATGAAATGATGCCCGCGGACTACAATGCTGAAATCCCGTATCACAACCGGGAAGAATTACTGGCCCTGGGCTTCGGTACCACTGGCCACGTAATCGGCAAAGAGACCTCGGCTCCGGGTAACTACAACTTCTAACCGACAAGGCGGGTCTGCTTTTGCAGCCCCCATAGAAGGGGACTTGGCCCCTTGCCCGCCTCGTTGTATTACATGGAGGTACCATGCTCAACGATACTTGCGTGCTTTACAAGGTAGGAGATACCCCCTACGTGGGACCGGATGCAGACTCAGGACCGGGCTACCCTATTGGAACTCAGGTGCGGATTATAGAAGTGTATCCCGAGGATAACCACTATCAGGTAGAGCCGGTTGACCCCGAGCTTCACCGACTGTACCGACACTGGTACTATGCAGATTATGAACTGCGTACGGAGATACCATGATAGAGATTGATCTAAGCAGCGTAGATAAGCCCATCATCAAGGTAGAAGGGGTTGAAGTACAAGATATATGTACTTCTCTCAATCTATCCGTAGACGCAAAGACTTTAATGCCTACTGTAAAATTGCAATTAATTGCACCGACCATGAGCCCTATTCATGTAGACCGGTATCAAATTATTTTTGATTTGTCGGGTACCAGTTTGCAGGTAGCAAAAGCACTTAATACCGCCGTTCGAGAGAGGCTAGGACTTAGTTGATATGAATTACTGGGTAACAGCAGACACGCATCTGGGGCACATGGCCATGATTGAAAAATGTGGCCGTCCCGACGACTTCTCCCGCAGGATTGTAAATAATACCGCGGCTATAGTACAAGAGGGGGACGTGCTCATACATCTTGGAGACTTCTGCCTGTATGCGGACGAGTTCTGGAATGAGCAATTCTCCTCCAAGGTACTAGGCAAGCACTGGCTAGTCAGGGGGAATCATGACCGCAAGACCTCTTCGTGGTATCTCTCTCGGGGGTGGGATTGCGTAGTAGAACGCTTGGATATGTCCCTTTTTGGGGTGGATATAGCCTTCACCCACCGGCCAGTGTGGCCCCACATGCTTGAGGCGGGCCAACTGAATATCCACGGGCATCACCACAACACTCGGCACCACCCCGAAGATGAAGTTACCTTCCAGCATCGCTGCATTAATGTTGAGGACAACAACTACGGGCCGATAAATTTACGCAGGGTGATAGAAACCTGGGGGAAGAAATGCTAGGGCAACCACTCATGACCGCTGCGGCGGCAATCTACCCTTACAAGACGGGCATGGAGAAGAAGTACACCCATGTGTCCCGCTACGGTGACCCCTTCGTCACTTACAAGTTGTCGGGGTACGGGGGCAACGCCTCCATCCACCTGCCACGGGCCATTTGTCCTATCGGCAAACTGGATAAGCGAGTAGTGGGGATACCGGTGTCCTTCCCCAAGGCCAACTTCATTCCCCGTAATGAGGACCAGTCTGAGGCCGTAGATTACTGCTCCCAACTGCTACAAGGGGACGAGTCACACATCCTGGAAGCCCCCACGGGATGTCTTGTGGGTAGTACCGAGATAATTGTAAACAGGGCGGGGAAATCCGTAAGGACTACTCTGGAAGAAGCCTACCGCCACACGCACCCACCAACACCTGTACCTGAGGGCTATTGTTTTTGTGGGTGCGGAGGAAAGACAACAGTACCCGAGAGAACTAGAAGTCCAAAACGTCCCAAGGGAGTACCCTCTAAGTTTTTATTCAAGCATGAGGGTAGAGTTCGTCAATGGAAAAACAGCATGCAGGTACGGTCTTTTTTAGGTACCCATATAGGGCTAAACAAGGCTAATGCGGTAGTACAATCGGGGGTGAAAGAGGTATACCGCCTTACTCTAGGGGATTGTAATTTTTTGGTGGGAACTAAAGACCACCCCATAATGACTACAGAAGGTTTCGTGCCTCTGGGGGACCTAACCCCTGACCACATGGTTATGTGTGATCGAGTACGCCCCACAAAGCAGGTAACTAAGGCCCCCAAAGTACGAGACAAGTATATCAATAACATGTGGAAGCACCCGTTTGCTGTACGCATAAGGACCACAAAAGAGGCCCGAGGGTACACCCGCAGAGTAGCCCTGCACGTAGCGATATTTGAGGCCAGGACCAATAAATTGTCACTGGATGATTACATCACCGTATGCAGACTAGGTAAGACGTCCAATCTTGATTTGGTAGACCCTTCGATTTACGTGATACACCATAAGGATGGTAACCACAGCAACAATAGTATTGATAATTTGCAAAAGATGTTGAGGGAAGACCACTACAGCCACCATGCTTCACCGCAGAATTTTGGAAATATGGTACCTTATTACGTTCCTGTGGAGTCAGTTGTGTATGTGGGTGAGGAAATGACCTACGACATACAGTGCGAGGCCCCTCACCACAATTTTGTAGCCAATGGTATTGTAGTACACAATTCCGGCAAGACTTTCATGGGTATGGCCATTGCCGCCAACATGGGGCTCTGTACCCTAGTCGTGGTACCCAAGACTGACCTCGTGGACCAGTGGATAGTGGCAGCCAAAGGAGTGCTAGGACTCACCGATTCAGAGATAGGCATTGTCAAAGGGGACAAGTGTTCCTATGAGGGCAAGAAGCTGGTCATTGGGTTGGTACACTCTCTGTGCAAAGAGGGTCGTTATCCAGACGCGCTCTACCGTCAATTCGGCCTCATCATCTTCGATGAAGTACACGTTATGGGAGCAGAAACCTTCTCCGAATTGGTCTGGCTATTCCCTGCCAAGTACCGACTGGGACTGTCGGCTACCCCCTACCGTAAAGATGGACGAGAGAGGCTGTTTACGGACCACATCGGGCAAGTCCTAGTGCGTATCGAGGGTAATGAATTACCCTTCCGTATTTTCCGCAAAGAGACCGGCTGGAAAGTACCCCGAGTCAAAAAGAAAAATCCCCAGACGGGAGCCTACGATATCATTCAACTGCCCCACAGTGCTGGAAAGCTCATGCACATTTTCAAGCTCATGGCAGGCAACGAGAAACGTAATTCGATCATTGGGGACTTCGTGGCCAAGGCTTATACCGCAGGGAGAAACATTCTGGTAGTATCGGACCTCAAGGAAGATCACCTGGACCGACTCTACGCCCTCTTCGCCAAGCTCGGAGTGGCTCGTAAGGACATGGGCTACTACGTGGGCACCATGTCTAAGAAAGACTTGGAGATTTCCAAAGCCAAGCAGGTAATACTGGCTACGTACGGGATGATTAACTTCGGGACCAATATCCCGTGGCTAGATACTCTAGTAATGGCTACCCCCAGGTCGGACGTAGTACAAATCGTGGGACGTATTCTGCGGGAATATCCTGACAAATCGGTACCCATAGTCTTCGACCCGGTAGATAGTGATAGTTCAGTAATGGCCAGTTATGCGGCCACTAGAAGAAAATGGTACCTCAGCAAAGAAACCACGATAGAAGAGCATTGACAAAACTGTCAACACTAGGTACACTCCGGGTATCTATTTTCAAGGAGGACAATATGCAAGATAGAAACGCCTCATGGAGTGCCTGGTATAAGAAAAATTCGCAAAAGTATAACGCCCAGCGTAAAGCTCGATACCACACGGACCCTGAGTACCGGGAGAAGATTCAAACCATAGCCCGAGAAAGTAAACGAGTACGGACGGCCAAACTAGAAGGCTCAGTCTTTCGAGTATGGGATGGTAAGCGTATCCTTGTCCACCGTATAGGGGCTATTGCCGTGGCGGCCGGAGTAAATGTAGACTTCATTCGTCGCTTGGAGGAGAATGGTACCATCCCCAAACCTTCGTTCTCTGGCACCCAACGAGTGTACACGCAGTCTCAGGCTGATCTGATTCGCACGCTGGCTTACAAGTTGAAAACCACTTCGTCTCGCAAACTGTTTGCGAGCATTTGCTCCCAAGAGAGCATCAAAATCAAGGCCCAATGGCTTAAAGAAATTTGAGCCCAACCCAGAGGAGGACATTGTTATGGCAATCGTAAAAGGCGCAGCAAAACCGGTAGCGGCCCCACCCGTAGCGAACATCGAAACGGCCCAGGCCAAGGTAAACACCACCGTTGTGGAGAAATCCGGGGCCGTGGAAACCAGTGTCACGGAAGCAAATGAGCCCGTGGGGGACGTAATTGTCTCTGCGGAACCCATGGCCAATGTCGGCATCGGTCTGTCTGTAACCCGTAATCTCGGGGACTACAACTCCATCAAGATGTCGGTGGATATCCACATCCCCTGCGCGGCCACCGAAGAGGGCATCCAGGAAGCCTACGAAGTCGGCAAGGCTTTCGTGGAAGACAAACTGAATGGTCTCATTGTCGAGAACTGCGGCGAGTAGGGTAAGGTAGCTGGCTTAGAACGACGATGCCAGTACCCCAGGGGGGCAGTCATTGAGGGGCATTGATAGGACGTGTTATATAGGACAGTCGGGGGCTGCGCTCCTGCACACAAAGGTTCGAGTCCTTTAGCCCGTGTAGATGTAGTGACCTGAGCTGCCCCCCTTTATTTGCAATTAATTGCACACACCAGAGGTGACGTATGGCAGTTCTCGCAGTAGAGCAACCCAAGAAGGCCAAGGAATTCAAAGCAGATGAACTTATCAAGTCCTTCACCAAGAACATGGGGAAGGGCATCGTTTCTCTCGGCGGGCATCTGGTAGATATTGAGCGTCTACCCACCGGAGTATTCCCTTTCGATCTGGCTTCGGGTGGGGGCTTCCCTCTCGGCAAAATAGCCATTGTTTACGGACCCGAATCCAGCGGTAAGACCAACCTTCTACTCAGGGCTATGGCCATGTTCCAGTTCATCGCCCCCCACCTATCTATCGTATTCGTTGACCTGGAGCATGCCTGGGACCCGGTGTGGGCTGTTCTCATGGGGGTAGATGCCTCCAAGATTATTGTCATTCGCCCCGAGTATGCAGAACAAGCTGTGGATATCGTGGAAGGATTCATGCAGGCCGTGGATATTGGTCTGGTGGTTGTGGATTCTATCTCCGCATTCATCACGGAAAATGAATCAGCCTCGTCGGCGGAAAAAGCCATAGTCGGGGGTTCTGCGGGGGTAGTTGGTAAGCTCCTGCGGAAAACAGTTGCCGTACAGAGTCGCATGGCTATACTGGAACGATACCCCACCCTTCTCTGCACCAGTCAGACCCGCATGAAAATTGGGGTACTTCATGGTGACCCGGAAACCATGACTGGTGGACAGGCCCCCAAGTTCTACTCCTCCATGACTACTCGCTTGTATGGTAAGAACATCGTGGAAAAAGCTATCAACCCGAATCTCCCTGCCTACAAAGAGACCAGCATCATCATCAAGAAATGGAAAGTACCTATCGTGGCTACGGCTGCATCGTACCAGATGAACATGATACCATGCCCCTCCGGTCCTGTCGGCTTTGTGGATGATTGGGCCACAGTCCAAACCTACGCCAAGAACTATGGTATCTTCGCCAAGGCAGATAAAGGGCCAGGATGGAAAGTAGGCACCACCCTATTCCCCACACTGGATGCTATACGCTCCCAAATGGACCTGGACCCTCACTATCGCAATGCCATTCGAGAAGAGATTTGCTCATTGGCACTGCAAGACCACACAGTAGCCCCCCAATCCTGATGGCCAGGGACCATACAGCCAAGTTTTTTGGTGGGACGGGGCAACACGAACACGGCCAACGCTCAGAGAAGAGACTGGCCAAATCCTTTCAAGCCCGGCTTACCCCCGCCTCGGGGGCTCTGTCTGGGGCCAAGAGCGATTTCGTGTTGCCCTCGTTTCGTTTCGAGGCCAAGTCAACCGTCAACAACAGCTTCTCCGTAAAGCTCGAAGTACTGGAAAAGATTACGCGGGAAGCAATGGAGACCAATCGGGAGCCGGTAGTAACCGTATCCTTTGTCACAGGCAATGGACAACCCAGACTATTCGGTGACTGGGTACTCATCCCTCAACACGTCTTCCGAGAACTCACCGAGGAGTAAGCATGCCCATCCACTTCGTCAAGAAATTTGCGCCCGAAGCCACCATATCCCTGAAAGGACTTCTCCACTCGGAGATTGCAGGCTTTGAGAACGCACGCTGTCATAAGACTCTCCATGCCTCTGATGTTACGCGGGAAGAAAAAGAATTCTGTCCGCGGGAATTTGCTCTGATGGATATGACCGGGAAGAAACCCAAAGGTCAGTTTATCGGTACCTCCCTTCGCACTACCTTCGATTCAGGAGATGCCCTCAGTGATTTGGTACGGGAAAAATGGCTTCGTCGTCATGCCGTGGGCTCGTGGCGTTGCTTGAAGTGCGGAGTAATCCACAGCTTCTGTCTAGTACCAACCAAATGCGGGATAGAAAACTGCAACTCCCGGCTGTTCAAGTATAAGGAAGAGGTATTCATCAATCCTGTAACTGGACTCTCCGGCTCCCTTGACCTACTGGTAGCATTCCCCAAGGTACCCTTGCTCTTCATGGTGGAAGTAAAAACCATCGACAAAGACCAGTTCAAAGAATTACTGGTCCCTAAAGCAGAACACCGCACGAGGACCAATCTGTACCTGCGGCTTATCGAGAACTCTTTACACCCCAAGAAGCATCGCATAAATACCTCTAAGGCCGCCGTGCTTTACGTCTGCCGGGGTTTTGGGGTCAAGGACACTACTCTGCATGGCTTGGGAGTCAAAGACGCTGCATTTACCCCTTTCAAGGATTATTGGGTTAAGCGGGACGACGAGGAAACCGACTATCTTTGGGGTAGAGCTGCCCAGCTTCAAATCTTTCGTAAGCATGGAATCATCCCCGGTCGTATATGCCCTTCGTTCATGTGCAAGCGGGCACAGGGCTGTAACATGACCCATGAGTGTTTTACCGACCAGTACCCCCCTGATTATACGTGGTCCTTCACCTAAAGAATAATATTGACAAAACTAGCAATATAACATATACTCATACTATACACACACTACAAGGAGGTACCTAATGCCTTATACAGAGAAATGGTGGCTACTCGTCTTCGTAACTTATTTGGGAGGGGAAGTATATGGTCAAATGCTTTGGGACTCTTCCCTTACTTGTTGGATATTGGGTCATAAGGGTTCCATTTTAGTAGCGGCCCACCCCCTCACCCGACAAGAGTACCAAATCATATTTAAGGAGTGGGGTGGATCGGAGGGGCCATGCCTATAATCATAAAAAAAGGCGTAGTATCTCTATCCAAAGTAAAAGAGCTACTCCAAGAGATTACAGTCCCCAAACCCCCACCCGACTTGAAAATGCTTTGCGCTGGGGTAGGTAAACCGGTCGGTCCTGATTGGGTCATGACCCCCTGGGGTGCTTGGTGCCCTGTGTGTGGCTATAGAAGCTACTGGAATCTGGCGGCTCGTATCCATATAGGATTATCCGTTAATTGTCCCGTTATGGATTGCACCGCCCAACTTGTAGACCCTATTACGGAGAGCAAGTCATGACTGATTACATTCGACCATCAGGGCTAGGCACTATGAATTACCGTAATATTGCCTTAGCCATCGCCTGCGGGGCTCTCATTGAGGTAGAAAAAGAAGTTCAATCTCATAGTGCTATAGGCAGGGCGGCCAACAAAGCCAACGAGGCATTAGCCAAGGTACTGCAACTACTTCCAGATCGAATGAGTACTGAGGAAGTAGTTGCGGCCGGTAAACTCTTCTTCGTTATGGAAGCCCTTATCATCCACGCTAAGTCTGATGAATTTGCGGACATGGTAAAAGAAACTGCCAAGATTTTATGTAAGTGCAAAGACTGCGGATATAAGGGTAACAAAGAGCACTGCAAGACCTGTAACGATACACACTATCATGGGGGGTGGGGGCCAAAATGGGACGATTCAAAGTAGAGGTAGAAAACAGTCGCTTTGATTTATACGAGGAAAGCATAACAGGTACCTGTATTGTTCGTCATAATGAAAAATTCATTACGGCAGTACTTCTACAGGAGAAAGCAGATAAGAAGGAAGCGTTCTCCTACCCCTATTTTGAGGATTATGATTGGGATGAAAAAATGGTTGTAAATCAGTAGGTTATCAGTTAGTCTAGGCGGGTGCCCCGGTATATGCTGCGCGTTACCGGGTTGCCCTCCTGGACTTACCCCCCACGGAGGGCCTTTTTTATGGTAGAACAAGAAGGAATACTGGCCAAAGTATACACCCGATCTTACAGCAATAAACTTTGCAAGGTAAAAAGCACCCACTGGTTTTATACCAATGATCTAAAAGAAGTTCATATCCAAATGGGCCGGGCAGGGTATGACATATCCCGGTACGAAGTAGAACCTTTCTACTATACAGCTACCCCCGAGCGAAAGTTCCTGCCGGTAGATCGCGTGCAATCAATTGCACACGTTTTACACGAAGGGGGAGTACCTATCTATGGATAACCCCATTGCAGTATGGATTGTTAGGCTGGATGCCGATTGCCCTGGCTGTGGTGACTCCGTAGACCTTACTGATGCTTCTGATTTTTGGGATGCAGACAATCATATCCAACCTGCGGAAACTCGTTATGATTACGAAGTAGTATGCCCCAGGTGCGGACACGAATTCAAAGTTGACACACTATACTGAGTCGTGCTACTAGGTAATTCCATGATACATCCAGAACTGCCATTCTATCTGTACCCACGATGGGCACGTAAAGCTGCCGAAAGGAAGTACGCACATGCAGATTCCACCCTCAACTCCGTTGCCCACGCTATGCGAGCCTATGCCCGAGAACTTGTGGATAAAGAAACTTCTAAACGAGACTCTAAGATTGGAAGTCGGCATGTCATTTTATGATCGACTCCGAGGCTGGCTGACTGAAACGGTTTGGAAAGGTCACACTCGCCCCCAAGAGTGGGTCATTCGCCAGGAGAAGATCAAAGAGGAGGACCGGGAAGCCCAAGAGGCTATGTCCAACTTTGAGATGTGCCCTACCGAGGCCAACAAGATAGCCCTCATCAAAGAGGTGAGTGATAAAATCATCGCTTCTCTGGCTATGATTGAATTCCTGGGGGTGCGAAGCGAGGTAGCCCTGGGTCTGGTGCTGGACAACAATATCAAGCGGGCAGAGTGCGGTGGGATGTCTGATGGCATCTACCTCCACAGTCCTGAGGATAAAATGGCCTTCAAGATTCAAATCCACGAAGAATTATCCGCGGCCTCAAGAAATACCTTGCAAGTTTAAAAGGAATATCCTATACTTACACTATAAACATTCACCAGCGACACTACACGGAGGTAATTGACTAATGCAACCCAAGAAGCTGTACAGTACTATTACCGAAGGCGATCTTTTCGAGACCATGAATCTCGGAGAGGCCAAAGAGTTATTGGGGGGCAAGGCTTCCGGCCTGTTCGTCATGACTCAACTCGGTATCCCTGTACCCCCCGCAATGACTATCCCAACCGTAGAATGTATCAAGTTCTTATCTGAGGCAAAGGAAGAGTCAGTACAGACCAGACTCAATTTTCTGGTAGATGAAGTCCTCACCGCGATAAAGACCGATATCGTTCCGCAGTTCGGATACACCCCGTTGTTCTCCGTTCGTTCCGGGGCTCGGGTGTCAATGCCAGGTATGATGGATACCATTCTCAACGTGGGACTGACCCCGGATACCTTGGAAGAGTGGTTTCCGCGTATCGGGGAGTGGGCCTCCTGGGATAGCTACCGTCGCCTCATTCAGATGATGGCTTCTGTGGCCCTTGAAGTTCCGATGTCTCAGTTTGAAGAGGCCCTCACGGACGCGAAAAAAGAAGAGAATGTGACTGAGGATACCGCCCTTTCAGTATCCGCCCTTCGCAAACTGGTTATCCGTTACAAGAAACTGGTCAAGGCCCATACCGGTAACGATTTCCCCACCACCCTTCGGGGGCAGTTATTGCTGGCCATCAAGTCGGTATTTCAATCGTGGGACAACCCCCGCGCCCATACGTACCGCGCATTGAACAATATCCCCTACGATTGGGGCACCGCGGTAACAGTACAAGCCATGGTCTTCGGAAATCGTAACGAGCAGTCTTGCTCTGGTGTTCTCTTCACCCGAGACCCATCCACCGGGGATGATAATCTGGTAGGGGAGTTCCTACCTAACGCCCAGGGTGAGGACGTTGTTGCGGGAATCAGAACCCCTCTGCCCTTTGACGAACTGGAAAAATGGAACCCCAAGGTATGTTCTGACTTGAAGGCCGTCGCTGTTCGACTGGAAGATCACTACCGGGACATGCAAGACATAGAGTTCACGGTAGAGAATGGAAAGTTATATATCCTCCAGACCCGTAATGCCAAGCGATCACCAGAAGCAGCTCTCAGGGTAGCGGTAGACATGTACCACGATGAGCTGATTACTCTGTCTGATGTATCTCGAAGGCTCACCCCGGAATTGCTCTTGGGGTCCGACCACGTCAGTATCGACCCGGCTTATACGGGAAAACCTGCGGGGGTGGGCATCCCTGGGGGTGGTACCATCGTCAGTGGTGTCGCGGTATATACCTCTGAGGAAGCTATCGCCTGCAAAGAGCCCTGCATCCTGGTCTCCAAGGAAACTACCCCCGATGATATTGGGGGGATGCACGCCGCAGTGGGTATTCTCACCGCAACTGGGGGCTTAACTTCTCACGCGGCCGTGGTGGCTCGGGGTATGGGTAAAACCTGCGTCGTCGGTTGTGGGGACCTGGGTAAAATCGGCTTTGTGTGGAAACTGGGAGAGACCCTGCTCCCCAAGAATGAATGGCTAACCATCAACGGTCTCACGGGGGAAGTATGGAAGGGGAAGGTACCACTGGTGACCAAGGGCATCAGTCCTGCGGCCCAGCAGATAATAAGTATTCTGACCAAGGGTTATTCTCCGTTACTACTGGATGGGACCTTCGACTCACGCTTACGACTACCTTCGGTATGTGTGACCCCCGCCATAACGAGTACCAACCTGAGACACGCGGCCCTACAGCATGATACAGTAGTTATCAATGGTACCGCCACAGTGAAACAACTGCATGTCGAAGACGATAAAGTACTCTCTGAATTGTTTAGTATTGATATCGCGGCCAGGGCTGAATATCAGGCTATAGGGGCAAAATTGAAGCAACTGCACACTTTAACTGCCCCAGACGTGGCAATTTATGTTACAGTACCCCCCGACTCAGGCATTAATGTCAAGGATATGCCCAAGTTTAAAACGGTGCCTTCCGCCAATACGATAACCGATATCCTGAACTCGTCGGGATTGGTTGAATTACCCGCGGACACCTGTAAGACTTTATTCGAGGACCAGACGGGATTGCAATTGTTCCTAGATATGGCTGAAATGGCTGGCCGTAAGTTTAATATCCTACCCCCGGCTCAAACGTACACCGAGTTTATCCACCGCGTTTTGGGAGAGTAATATGGCATTGATATTGGGATTAAAAAAGGGATGTTCCATGTACATAGGTGACACACGGGTCACCCTACACACGATTATAGGCCCCGAGGCGTTCCGCATCCAGGTATTCCAGAACAAGAAGAAACCCCACTACCTGCCCATAACCGGGGAAGAGAGTACAGAAATACTCCCTTCGGTATTTGTGTCTGCGGGCAACGGGGATTTAGAGACCGCACGGGTAGTAGTTGATGCCCCCCGCAGCATCACCATCCTTCGGGAAGGCCCGTACAAAAGGCATATCAATGGACAGACGTCAAAACTACCGCTTCACGAATAGTGCTTTACGACAAGCCGAAGAGTTATTCGGGGTCCTCAGTTTAGAGGACTTGCAGCACAAAATGGAGTTCTCAGCCCGAGTAACCCACGCCCACGGCAACCGACGCTTTCACAACTACGTCTTCAATTTAGTAGGGGATGATTTAGTGACAGGAATCTACAGGTATATCGCGGGTGTGCATAAAAAGCAGGAAGGATGCCCTGTATGTGGGGGCTCCAAAAAATTGATTGTTTATGATGTGTGCGACTGTGTCTACAACCCACCACAAGGAGAATGTAAACTATGCAAGGGAATGAAGGAAGTAAAAACGGAACATACCTGCACCTATTGCGGGTCGGATTCAAAGCCTTCAAGGATGGACTGCGCGAGGCCAAGAGAAGCTACTACGCGGGACAAGTTGAGAGCGTTCCAGCAGAGTTACAACCGGCGGTAAGCAACGCGGACCTTAAGGCTATCCAGCGCAAGGCTCTGCTACACACCCTGGTCAAAGGTACTATGGATTTTCAGTTGGGTTCCATCAAAGGTACGATATACGGGGGCCCTTATCGTAGCAAGCCTTCTGATATTATTCACGGGGTCAACATGGCCAAGGAAATCAAGGCTCACGCCACTATCTATGTGCCTACCGTGGATTTTAGTATCCCCGACTCGAATACCTTTCTGCTTGGCCTCATTCGTGGGGTGTTGGTTCTCAGGGAGCACGGGGAGATTTACGTGGGCTGTATGGGTGGTATCGGGCGCACCGGACTCTATCTCGGGGGCCTTGCCAAGATTATGTACTTGGCGGGAGAACTGGACGTAACCCCGGACGGACAACTCGCCCCCTATGTGAAGTACGTACGGGATAATTATTATGGCCACGCCATAGAAACTATTGAACAACTGGATTTCCTGGCCCGGTTGGATGTGAGTGGTATCACCAAAGAATTACACTCCATAGCCTAGCTATCCTACAAGAATTTCTTGCAAAATCACGTGGGAATCTATATACTTACACTATATAAATTCCCACGTGGTACTTACAGGGAGGTAAACGATGAACGTGTATCAGTACAATCAGCGGGCGTTAAAGAAGAATTTGAACTTCGGAGGAACGCCCGCCGAGCATTTAGCCACAGCCTTCAAGAACCGGCAGTACCATAACTCTATGCACCACACCAAGCAAACCCCCGAAGTGGATGCCCTGAATTTTTATCTGGGCAACCACATTTACGCGGTACTAGCTGGTAGCCGTGACCTTTATGCCCCCCTGACCCAAGAAGAGCGTTACTTAGCCGATACGTACTTCACAATGACCCTGCCAATGGTTCATCGGGCCTTTTCGTATTTGTTCCTTATCTGCATGCGGGAAGCGCGTCACGTCAAAATATCGGACGGGACGTGGTGGCCTAAAATGCAGGCCAAGTTTACCCCGGCAGTAGTGCAATTCATGCAGAAGATTCAGCCTATGAGTAATGGGGTACACGTAGTATCTGCTTTTGTGAGTACGCCCCCGGAACACGTAAGTATCGGGGAACTCACCGAGGCGTTCATGTTCACTTACAAGAATGGCAAGTTTTCCCCCTCGTACGGAGGGCCCAAGTGGGGAGTAATTGCCGAAGTGTTGCACAATTACACCGTGGGTATCACGTCAGCGGAGATAATGCTTGATATAGTGTGGTCTCTGGCCCACAATACCGCGTCCATCTTCAATAAGGGGGTAGTATACGAGGGTAGTGGTGGGACCTTAGGCAGCATCCTGGATATTCAGCGGGCAGGACAGATACCACAGTTATTGAGCGAGCTACAGAAGCTAGGCCCCAACTACCTCAGCCTACCTGGGTCGTGGACCACCCAAGTACAAATGTCCCTGCTTACCGCGGCTCGCAAGCTATACCCGGAACTTGGTAGCTTGGTAAATTGGCCAGCAGTGGGTAAATCTGCTATTGGAGGAGTGGCTTGGGTCAACTACAAACAAAAGCAAGAACAACATTACGGTGCGACTTCGGTTATTAACGCATCCAATGGAAGTAATGTCTTCTACGTGTCGAGTAAGGAGCAGTACAAAATCCTGACTCGGGCGCAACTCGCAGCATAGCCCCTTACATGGAGGTAACAATGGGAAAGCCCACAGTAAAATGTAATCTAAAATTGGAGTTCAAGGTGCAAGACGAAGACCGGGATGATGTGATAGTAACTCCCTTATCGGCCACGGGAGCACCCCTTGAGTCGTATGTAACTACCGGTAAAATGGCCCCTGCCAGTCAGCGATCTAACGTAGTGCCCTTCACCCCCAAAGGGGCATCGACTAAATCGACACAGCCAAAGTGCCACCATTCGCATCCGGGGTTACCCATCCTTTGTTCTGATGGGATAACTCGTTTGGTGTATGGGGGCTCGTGCCTTGACCCTGTAATCAAAGACATGGATATATTCATTGGCTTAGATGGCGGGATGCAACACACAAAGAGACGTTATCCGTGGGAACCGGGCCTGGAGTATCTCTTCCCTATCCCTGACATGGGCGTACCTCCCGACCTGAGCTTGTTCAAGTCCCTGATTCAATATCTGTCTGAGCAGATTATGCTGGACAAAAAGATATTTATTGGGTGTATCGGTGGGCATGGCCGAACAGGATTAGTTCTATCGGTTCTTGTGCAATCAATTGCACAGGAAGCTGATGCGGTAACTTATGTGCGGGAGCATTATTGTAAAAAGGTAGTCGAGTCCTCCGTGCAAGTTGAGTGGCTAAACAAGAACTTTGGGATAACCAAAGTATCAGCGTCTAAGACAGGCCACACCGCAGCATCCCTATCCGCAACCGTCGGCTATAAGTCCTCGCTAGAGAGCTACAGTTCGTCGGCCTATCTGCCCAGCAACAATTCACCCAAGAAAGAAGTCCATCCCGTGTCTAGCAAGGGGTGTATATGGACGGGTAATACACTGAAATAACTTTACTTTCACCCCGGAATACTCTATAATCTTCTTAATACATACCACTACAAGGAGGTAATCATTATGTCAGTAATTTATGGGGGTGCTTTGGATATCGGTAAAGTATTCACTGCCTTCCACTTGGAGGGGGAATACGAGGCCCTCAAGAATAATGGGGTACAGGTTAAGAGCGGGGTAAACAAGCTCTTGTTTATTAAGTACGGGTCCACCCTCAAGACCGTTACCCTACCGGGGGGCAGCATTGATCAGGCTATGAAAGGGGAACTTATGCCTCTTTCGTTTAGCCATCTCAAAGGGCAGTTGGAAACGGCTATCGAACAGGCTCTTGCTATGGCCAATACGACACCGGGGTCTACGCCATCAACCCCTAAGAAGAAATGGACTTCTTCTTACGGTGCGACCCCAAACCCCAAGCCCAATTTTACCCCGCCCCCAGGGGCTTCGGGACCCGAACCAAGCCAGTTCGCTACGCCTACGACGCTTTCGTTTGGCCATCCTTCTAAGTATGGGGAACCGGACTGTACTCTGTACAGCGCACTGGCCCTCTACCAGAAGGTACCGGGCACCACCGCAGGCAGTCTCTACACGGTAGTAGCCATGGGACCGGGTATCAATATGGCGGCCAGGGTACAAGGGCAGAAGGTATCTATTCGGGTACAGGGGTCGAATTTCCAGCAGTACAAGCCCATGTTCCTGGCTAATGATTTCACGGTGCATGAGTCTCACGCTTCCATCCACATTGACTGTGAAACTTCGGTTCGAGTTGGGCGGGTAATAGGGGCGGTAATTATGGGGCTAGGAATCTTTCAGTCACCGTTACCTGACCTCAAAAAACTGGTAGCATAGGGGGTATTATGAGTGAACTTATCGACTTCGCCAATGCCGTGAAAGACATGAATCTAGGGGATGTGTTCAGCGTGGGCACCCCCTTTCCTCCGTTGAGCGCGGAGCCTTTAGAGTGGTCCTGCATTGCCGTGAAAGAGAGGGACGGACTGCCGGTAAAAACCTTTGTCCTACATTGGTTAGGGGTTCTAATCGACTCACGGGAATTAATCGTCAATACGGATGGTAGCGTACGCTGCAAGGGAGTATAAACCATGCTGAATCCTACTACGTTTTACAAGATGGCGGACCTTCTGGGAATGACTCTGAGCCTGGAGAAAGGTAGAGTCTACGGGTCTGTGGGTGTGGCCGTAAAAGATACCCCTTACAAACTGAACATGACCGTGATAGATTACGCCAACCTGAAAGACGAGGACACCAAAGCCAGTGGGGTACATTGTCTGCTCATCAACATAGGCAGTAAGGGCTACTTCCTTTTGACGGATAATAGTCGCAGCAACTCTCTGGTATTTGTGAACTCGGACAAACTGCCCATCAGTCTCGCCACCCTAAAGCTCGCCAAGTGTGCCTCTACTCCCCGCGAGTTATTCGCCTATTTGAAGCCGGGCATTGTAGCCGCCTGGAAATTCAATCGGGGCACTGAGGTATGGGACCCCCTGCCATGCTGATTATCTGGACTACTGCTAAAACAGGAAGAGTGCGGGAGGCCATAGGTTCTGTGATAAAACAGCACCATGGTCTGCCGCACAAGATTATCTCGGACTTCACCAAGCTACCCGACTCTGAACCGGGGGATATCATCATAGCGTGTGGGACCAAGGCGGTAGAAGTGCTATCGTCTTTCCAGATATGCCCCAAGAACAGAACCGTCACTTCCATGCGGGGCAAGCCCCTAACCAATAATGGGCGGACCTTCCTCTGCACCTTTGATGCGAATATCCTGGATAAGGAGCCCGCCTTGGTGGACTCTATCAACTGGGATGCACAACTAGCCATAAGACTTCTCAAAACCGGACAGATGGAACCCATCCTGGGCAAGTATACCTGGGTGGATGATTTTCTTGACGTGATCCTTTACGTTGAGCAGCAGTATGCCAAGACTCGGAAACCAGTACCAGTGGCCCTTGACCTTGAGACTATGGGCCTGGATTACATGAACAGTTCCAAGAGGATAGTTTCGATAGCTTTTACGGCGAGACCCAAAACGTCCCAACTGTTGTACCTGGATTTATCCGGCAAGCCCTCCCCCGAAGTCCTCCGACAGATCGAGTGGCTCATAACCAGTCCGCTGGTAACGCTTCGCGGGGCCAACCTTAAATACGATAGTCTCTGGATACAGTCCAAATGGGGCATACGCATAGAGAATTTCTGGTTTGACACCACCCTGGTCGGCTCCCTGCTCAACGAGAATCGTAGCAACAGTCTGAATAACCACACCAAGATATATGTTACTGAGCTGGGGGGCTATGATGATGCCTTCAGCTTGAAATATGATAAAGCTCACATGGAACTGGTGCCCAAGGACGACCTGCTCACCTACGCTGGGGGGGATACTGATGCTTGTTTGCGGGTTTCTGAGGCGTTACGGGAAGAGCTAGTGGAAGACCCCAAGCTGGCCAACTTCTACCAGAAGTGTCTTCACCCTGCGGCACGTGCTTTTGAGGATTTGGAGCTGGAAGGGGTACTGGCCGACTATGACTACTACATGCACCCGGAAATTGTGTACAAGAAGAATGAAAATGGTCATATCAAATACGACAAGAACGGGCTGCCGGACATTGAAAAGGGATTGGATAAACTGCTGGACAAGACCATCCAAGACCTTACGGATACCTTGCTCGGACTCATACCGGCCAAGATACGCTACAAATACGCGGACAAGTTAAAGCTCGGTACCAAAGGGGTATTGCAAGACTACTTCTTCTCCCCGCTCGGGTTCAACCTCAAGCCCCTGATACTAACGGACAAAACCAAACAGCCTTCCACAGCGATGAAGCATCTTCTCCAATTCGATGAAGTACCAGAAGTCAAGAACTTCGTCACCATCCTCAAGCGATTGAATTCAGCCACCAAAACCAAGACCACATACATTACGGGCTTCTTCAAGTTCCTGCGGGAAGACGGCAGATTCCATGGCTCATACATTCTGCATAAGGGTGGCGTTGAAGGCGGAGACAACGATCAGGAAGCAGGGACCGATACTGGACGTTCCAGTTGCAAGGACCCGGCCCTGCAAACGGTACCCAAGCATACCATCTGGGCCAAGAAACTGCGGCGAGGATTCATAGCCCCTGAGGACTGTATTATCGTCAACATCGACTACTCCCAGGGGGAGTTGAAGATTGCGGCGTGTCTCGCCAACGAGACCACCATGATTCAGGCGTACCTCAATGGCATCGACCTGCATCTGGTTACCGGGGGACGGGCTTCGGGCTCCACACTGGAAGACCTGCTGGCCATGAAGAAATACGCGGATGAGAATCCCGACAGTGATGAGGCTGCTCTCTTCGCGGAGATACGCCAAAAGGGCAAGGCTGGTAACTTCGGCTTCATCTATGGGATGGGACCGGAGGGGTTCATGTCCTACGCCAAGTATAATTACGGGGTGATATTCTCCCTGCAAGAGGCGGTAGATTTTCGTAATGGCTATTTCGCCACCTACCCTCGACTCCTGGAGTGGCATAAAGAGTGCAAGGCTATTGCCAAGCGGGATGGGCAAATACGTTCTCCCCTGGGCCGACTACGCCATGTACCTCACATCTACTCTCCCGACCAGGGGGTACGGTCTCTGGCGGAAAGACAGTCGGTAAACTCCCCGGTACAGGGGACCTTGTCGGACATGGCTTCTATGGCTCTAGGCATATTCAAAGAGCAATACGGTAGGCCCGCCAATTGTCGCCCCTTCCTCATGACCCATGACGCCAATACCTTTTACATGCACAAGAGTGAAGCAGGCGTCTGGATTCCTCGGGTCGTAGATATCATGGAAAATCTGCCGTTGGAGGAGAATTTCGGTTGGCGGGCGCAGCTTAAATTCACGGTAGATGTGGAAACCGGATTGAACATGGCGGAGCTTAAAAAATACCCTCACAAATACAATCCACCCCCACAAGGAATTATACTGTGAACCATCCATATTTCAGTTCTACCAAGATGGAACTCCTCAACCTATACCCTACCCTCACCCCTTTTATTCAAAAAGGCCCAAAAAGGATTATAACCGGAGCATTTTCTCGAAAAAAGTAGCATTTCTCCGGCCCCTCTGCTATGGTTTGACAAACACACTTAGGAGGTACTACCCATGGCAGAACCAACCCCATTGAAAGGAAAACTAACCGCCATCAAAAAGCCCCCGGTTAGTGGCTCGGTAGTACCCCAAAACTCTTCGTTTATCGAGGATAGTTTTGCTCAGTTCTACCTATCGGCGGGTAGTTCTTATGGGGTGCTACAGCCCCCCTACGACTACAACGATCTGGCTTCCCGAGCAGAGGAAAACAATACCCTACCTCAGTGCATTGAGGCCATGGAAGTAAACATTGATGGTACGGGACACGTCATTGAGGACCCAGCGAAAACCAATTCAGCCACCGACCCCACCGCCATAAAACTGAGTGACTTTTTCAAAGAGCCTTATCCGGGGGAGACTACGGTAGCCATTCGTCGCAGGCTACGTAATGACCTGGAAAAAATGGGGGGTGGGTACTTGGAGATTCTGCGGACCATAACGGGAGATTTGGTGGGCTTCCGGCGCGTGGACCCCACCCTCATGAGGCTGGTACGTCTGGACCCCGCGGTACCTGTAAAAAAGACTCTACGCCGGGGAGGGGCAGATGTTGAATTTACCATGTATGTCCGAGACCGTCGTTTTGTGCAGATACTCAACGGCACCAACCTCACTTATTTTGCGGAGTATGGGTCCTCTCGGGACCTAGACAAAACGACAGGACTATGGGCACCCCAGGGTACAACCCTGCCAGCCGACAAGCGGGCCACGGAAATGCTCTACTTCCCCTGCAAAGTCACCCACAAAAGCCCCTATGGTATCCCCCGATGGATACCCCAAGCCCCTTCGGTAGTCGGCTCGCGCAAGGCCGAGGAATTCAATCTGGAGTTCTTCAACAATGGTGGCGTGCCTCCCTTCATCGTGTTCCTCTCCGGCGGACAGCTTCTTGACGAATCCCGCAAGGCCATGGAAGGTATGCTCAATGGGGCAGCAAAAAAGAAACAACGAGCCTTTATCTTCGAGATTGCCCCCACCGGAGGTTCCCTTACTGACGCAGCCCGAGCTGATGTTAAGGTAGAACGCTTTGGCGGCGAGCGTACCCAGGATGCCATGTTTCTCAAGTATGATGCCAACTGCGAGTCCCATGTTCGCAGTGGTTATAGGTTACCCCCACTCTTCATCGGCAAGGCTGAGGACTACTCCTACGCCTCTGCCTACGCATCCTACATGGTAGCTGAGGCCCAAGTATTCAGCCCTGAGCGCATTGCTTTCGATGATCGTATCAATGCCACCCTAATGCGGGAACTGGACCCCACCGGGAAGTATCTTTTCCGTTCCAAGTCCATCACTGTCATTGATATCCAGAACAAGCTCAAGGCAATTGAGGTGGCCACTCCCAACATGGACGGACGGGACGTGATTGATGCCATCAACGAAGCAACCTCTATGGACTTGAAGTACACCAAGCCCAAGGAGCCCATCATTCCCAAAGGTGGAGCTAATCCTTTGGACCCCAATGCCCCACCCACACAAAATCCTATCACGGCAGACGGCGGGACGGATTCCAATACCGAGGGGAAGCCCCGTCCAGTAGTGGGTAAACCGACAGACGATAAGAAACTGAAACCCGCGGGGCACTAAGTTCCACAGTCGGCATGACGTTTTACGTCACCGAGGCAGGAGTATGATTGAATGAAGATTATGGGTATCGACACGGGTAAAACCTCTGGGGTATGCGTAGTAGAGTGTACCCAAATGAATAAGCCGGAACTGCTCATGGCGGGGGTAATCAAAGCCCCCGCCAAACTCAAACGATTTGCCCGGTTTGTCCGTCAGGTAGAGCAGATTGCGGAGGCAATACACGAACACAAACCAGACCAGATTTGGATAGAGGGATATGCTGTAAAATTCCGTGGGGCGGCTATCAACCTCATTGAGTATGGTGGGGTTCTTCGGTATGAATTGCACATGGCCGACATTTCCTGGCAGGAAGTGGCCCCCACTTCTGCCAAGCTCTTCGCGGCCGCCTACGGAAAGGCTACTAAAGAGCAACTGGCCGAGGCTATCAAAGGCACATGGGGCCTTGAGCATCCCGACTACAACGTAACGGACTCCATAGGAATAGCCCTATTTGGGCTGGCAGTGCATGGCAGGCTCATCAATTCGGCGGCCCAAATGTCACCTGTCTACACCTGGATGGAAAAGAATTCTGCGACACTTAACGGAGTAACTATCTGATTTAATTTGCGATTTAATCCAGTACCCTATATACTATAACCATATCAACCACCACAACAGCACAATACAAGGAGGTACACCATGGATGCGTCACAAGGAATGAAAAGATGGTATGATTTTCTAAAAAGCCGCAGTAAAACCACAAAGACCTTCACCCTCAACGATATTATGATTTGGGAAAAGGAGGTACACAATGACAGCACTACCGATTGACAGGTGGAAAAAATGGGAAGCCGCATCTAATGTAAAAGAGATACTCACTGAGCGCGGAATAGAACCCAACCCCAACTATGTAGAGACAATATACCCCCACCAAAGACAAAAACAGAGGCAGGAATTCAAGAGAAAGAATGAAAAACTTGTACCTTTCGACCAACTTGATTTTCCCAGTCAGTGCATGTCCGTATTCCTTATATTTGGTAATATATTGTGGGCAATTATCACAGGGGTGGCGCTAGTCCTTTCTGTTGTTGTCCTATTATTTATGGGGGGCGGCGGCGGGGGAAGGCATGAGTGAACAACCGGATTGCGTAATAGGAAGGCACAACACTGATCTAACCGGGCTCCGATGGCCCAAGCGTATCATTGGTCGATCTCGTCTGCATAAGTGCTACACTCTCCGGGGCATGACCCATTGGATTTTCGCCTGGGATGAGAAGGACGCTATTGCCCTGATGGTTCACTTTAAATTGGTGACAGACCCCAAGTATGTGACCAAAGTTCGCAACTACTGGGACAGTAACACCAAGATGCCTGAACTCTACGACTCCACCAAACTCATCGCTAAACTCGGGGTGCGGGGCATGGGGGAGCCTATAGCCACGCCTGATGGGGAATCCTTTTGGCGACTTACGGATTTTGTGGATGGCAGGGAACATGACATGCTGCCCAACCTACTCGAAGAGGGGGCATTTAGTTACCTGTACCAGCCCAAGTCTGAACAGCCCAAAGTACCCAAAGAAATCCCCACTGGAGTTGAAGAACTGGCCAAGAAGTTCATGACGTACCTACAGCGGGAAAAGCCAAAGCTAATGGTAGAAGAAATGGAAGAGCTGTGGAAGGTGTACCAGGAGGGGGCTTATGGCGGCTTGAGTATGCCTCCGGTACCACGGGACCGCTTCAAAAGACACTACCGCAAATATCTGAGCGAGAAAAAGAAACAAGATTAAGCACTTACGTTTTGTGCAATTAACTGCACAAGATTCATTTTCAAAGCATTTCACTTGCGTACTTTCGCGGACCCCACTATACTTACACTATATCATCCACACACAAGGAGGTACCCAATGATTATCAAGCGGGCTTTGCAGGTAGCGGAAGAATCAGAGAACAGAACAGTAAAGGCCCTGGCGGCTGAGGTAATCAGTTTGCGGGAATTGGTGACTGACTTCAATCAGCACATGATCGTTATGCAGGCGGACTGCGAAAAGTATCTGGTACCCGATAGCGGTTGCAGCATAGAATGGCTGACCAATCGCACCATCTGGAATCTGGACGGCCCGGTACAGCGTACTCTGCAAGAGAGGGCCAAACACGCGGAAACAGGGCTCTCCGACCCAAGACCCTAATTTACAAGGTTTTTCTTGACAAAACTACAGGTATCACATATAATCAACTCATAAATAATTCTTGCTGGCCATCCAGCGAGACCCCCCCAGGGGGGCACACTACACGGAGGTATCACATCATGGCAATCGTCAAAGGCAAAACCACCCCGGCTACGGCCACCATCGAAGTTCCCGTTCACGACACCACCCAGGTCACCGGACCTGCCGACACCCCCGAGCCCACCCCGGCTCCGGTTGAGACCCCGGCCCCTGCGGCCATCGTCGCCCCCGCTACCCCGGCTGGCCCGTCCAGCGGCGAACTGCGGACGGCCTTCATCGCTCTGGTCTTCGGGGCCAACGGCTACAAGTTCTCCCCGCCCGCCGAGCGCCCGGCCATCATGGAGCAGGCTATCGCGGCCCGCGTAGCCTACGAAGCTCACCCCCACCACCGCAAGGACATCCTGGCCAAGATGGACCGCAACCTCGCCAACATCGACCGGGGTGCCAAGTCCTACCAGGAAGCGGCCCCTGTGGTTGAGGCCACCGACCCCGAGCCCATTGCGGCCGTCGGGTAACACCCCCAAGGGGGCTGGGCTTCGGCCTAGCCCCCCACTTCACGTTCGAGGAGAATTATCGTGGCCAATCCCAATGAAAAGATGTGTGTGAAATGCCCTATGCAGGACTACTCTCTCGGTATTGAACTGGGGAAGCGTAATCCTGATGGAACCGGCCCCAAACTGCGCGGGAAGCGGTACACCAAGTACATCACGGACGCAGAGAAGTGCCCCAAGTGCGATAGTAAACTGGTACCGTGGAAGCACGCCTCACCCTACAACCCCACGGCCCAAGAGCCCCGCCCCACGACAGCCAAAGAACCGGACGCCCTGATCGACCAACTGGTAGATTAATCTGCCACACTACAAGGAGGTATCACGTTATGCCAATCGTCAATATCACAGCCGCAGTGACTGGGAAAGGCCATCCTGCTTTATGGGAAGAGGGTGGATCAGCAGGCCAGTCAGGTTTCGCTCAGATTATCAGCGGGCAGGACGGTAACAAACTGGCCCCCATCTTCGTAAAGAACTCGGGTCATAGGTCTTGCGCCGAGCATGCCCTCATCCCGGTAGCCAATAACTACTACGTGGTACGAGTGATGCGAGTCCGCGGGTCTATTACCGTGGAAGTGATGAAAGTCCTACGTATCTACAAGGAAGTCACTGGCACCAAGCTGGCCATGAATCTCTTTGCGCGGACCAGTGCCCCGGAAACTGATGACCTCAGCGAGTGGGCGGAGTCCTTCTCCCACCAAGTACCCAAAGCTATCAAGGCCGCTATCGCCAAATCGTTCGAGCATCATTGTCGGGAGCCGCGGTACACCAAGGATTTCATATCTGCGGCCGACTACGAGACTACGGAGGTTATCAATGGCGTATCAGACCAACATCCTTAACGGAGCAATAGCTACGGAGTCGGGACTTATTGTTGGCAAACACTACGAGGATTGTGTATTATGCCGGTCACCGCTGTCTTCTGACGGGTGCTCCAATCCCAAGTGCTTTCAGTCCCGCCCCACCTACCCGCTACAAGAAGCCATGCGGAAAGTAGCAGCCACCAAAGACTTAAAGGGGGAACGTCGTGGGACAAGCCAAACGCAGGCCCAACCGGGTACAGGAAGCGATAGCCCGCCAGGAAGCCCAGGACCGAGCTGAAGCTGATCGGCGGGACCAAGAGGCAGAGCGCGATTACCGTCACCAGTTGAAGATAGCTGAAGAATGGGCCAAGCTCACCCCCGAACAACAATCAGCTTGCCTGAAAAAGGCAGCACGAGAGGCGGAAGCAATGTCCTATCTGGCTTCTATATTCAATGTGACACGCTACGGGAGGTACTTTAGATGAGAGAAAAGATGCGGTGGGATACTCTCAGCTACAATAGTCGAATACGGATTACCACTTACTCATCATTTCTGGGTGGAGGACACTACCGGGTTCGTATTATGGTGGGCCCGCGTAATGAAGATGGAACTGATAATCTTGGTCCCAGGTCTAGGCCATACAGGGTGATCGAGGATATTACTGCGTCCAGTCATGACCATGTGTTTGAACAGTGCGCGGCCATGATACGCAAAGACCCCAATTGGAAAGGAATCAAATAACGAATTCCCCGGCGGTATTTTAGCTACAGAAAGGAGAGCCAGTTCTCACGAGGAAAACCCCTTGCTTAATGTTAGCGTTGTGGTTTGCTGGTACCGGAATTGGTGCTCTCATGAATAGGGTGGTCCTATTCTCTGGGTCTAGTCGTGACGATCCCTCCGGGGTCTTATTTTCAAAGGAGATGCTATGCGGACAGTAGACCTACATTCCATTGCGTCTTTCTCTTCGGGTCTGGTACTCAACTTGGTGGAATGGATACCCGCCCGCTGGGGGTACAGAAGTGTGAGCTACCAGCAGTATTTTTTCCCCTCTATGGAGGGATAGTTTGCCAGGGGAATCAAGGACCACTGGTGGATAAGTAGTGTCGGAATAGGCCGACCGGGGTGTCGATGTAAAACAACTTCCAACCTGTCTGTGGACGCTATATTCATTTGAGCCATCTATTAACATCTTGGGCGACATCGGCACCCCCCTTATATCGTAAAGGAATAAAGATATGACAGTAGAAAAGGCAATAGAGTGGGCCAGGGGTAATTCGTGGCCGTTGGATAAAAATGACGACAGGGATTTCAGAGTCATTGAAGACATAATGGACGCCTTTGCAGACGAGGTAGATAGGTTGCGGGAAACCGTGGCCATACAGGAGGTACTTATCTTGGGGGAGGGTAAAGCAAATCAAGCCCTCCGTGACGAGGTGGGACGGATAAACAATCTGCTTGATATCACGACAAATGATTACAACCAAGTTCACGATAAGCTGTTATTGTCGGAGGCAGAGCTAGACAATTACAAGCTGCGGTGGGAAATAGAAAAACAAAATCGAACCCAAGGAAGATGAATAGTCGGCATGTAGTTTAGCGACTCAGCCAAGGAGAATGACCGAATGGAAGACTCAGACCGAGAGGCCACACAATTATTTCAGTTGAGGAGCATACTCATAGGCCATTGTGGGGAGATACTGACTCCAAACAAAGTTGACGCCATATTCCTTGAGATAAAGGATGCCATAACCCAAGGCCCCTGCTCCTGGGCGTTCAAGGGGATTGGACAAAAGAAGACTGTTACCCTACTCAAGCCAGTTATCGGCGGCCATCTCCTACAGCACATGACGGTAGGGCGGGCATACCCCCTGTACAGCGGAAAGCCTCACTTTGCTGGGCTGATACTGGATGATTCGGGCTCCGTAGTGCATCTGACCGCAACCTGCATCCGGCAACATCTACGGGTCGGCCACAGTACACCCCAAACACCACCACCCCCTACAACACCGGGGTAGCATTTTACCCGCTAAATTTGCGGCCTAACAAGGAGAACACCCCTTACCCATACCTACCCCTCACCACCATTTTTACAAACGGCCCACAACGAATTTCACACGGAGGTACATCATGAAGGAACCCATCTGGAATATGCGGGCGGTATGCCCCACTTGTCTCCCCCCACCCCCGGACCTGTCCAACCTGACGGTGGGGCATTTCGTCAAGACCATTGATAACTACGAACGCTTCTGGGTCAAAGTGGCCGAGCTACACCCTGACGGCATGATTGTTGGCGTAGTGGACAACGACTTGGTACTGGAGCACTCTTTTGTCTGCGGGGATGTTATCACTATCCATCGAGACAAAGTTATTGAGGTATGGGTATGAACCGTATACCCAAGTTTCCACGGCTCGTGACAACTCGGCCCATGACGGAGGAAGAAGCCAAAATAATCAGGCTGACCGCCAAAGAAGCAGCACAACAGGGTGCGAGTGTCGCAACCAAGTGCCGGGATATTGACACCGGGGAAATGAAATCTTGCGAGAAAGAAGACAACCACACCAAGATGCCATTCTTTGTACAGAAAGCCTAAGTAACTACATGATTTTCCTTGCGCTTTATCCCTGTCTATTATATACTATTCTTACAAATCGGCACCCACCACTCAGGGTAACTACAGGGAGGTACATCATGGAACAGGTTAAAAAGTACAGAGTGAACACAGCGGAGGAAGGCGGGGGCTGGACAATCCATACTTGCGGGCGTGACCTCAAGCCGGGGGATGAGTTCTGTCCCTTCCTGCTTCGTATGGACCCCGCCTGGATACCGGAAATGCTCGCGGACAAGCGAATCACCTACATCGGGCTGGCCTACTAGGAGGGCATCATGTCTTACACGCTTTGGACTTTTGAAGGCTTTATGGTATTCATCGTTCTGGTCGGCTTCTACTACACGATAAAAGACTTCACGAAACGCTAGTGCAATTAATTGCACACCACTACAAGGAGGTATAACATGCGGGAAAAGCAGCAGATTTATCACAAGCATCAGGTAGTCATGCCACGGATGAGGATTATTCGGGGCTATCCGCTTACCACATCGCTGGACGAGAAGGCCAAAGACGCGGCCGAGTTCCCTGGTATTACGGTCTTCCTCAACGGTAAGCATACCTTGGCTCATTGCATGTATCAGGACGACCCGGATGGTCTCTACCGCACCCGGATTCGTGACCACAAGGCCCACACCCTCAAGGGCTGCCGGGATGAGTACGTCTACGAATACTTCATGATTAGGCTCATGGCCCGCATGATAATAGGGGGTAGGTAGCCATGGGCAACCTCATTTGCCCTAAGTGCGACGACTCTGGAATGACCTGGCTGGACCCTGAGATGGACCGCCTCTTGGAAGAGGGTATCATGAAGTGCGACGGCTGTGGGGCCGAGTTCAAGGGTATCCCCGGCTGGCAGCGGGCTATGCGCTCCAAGAGGGATAGGCAGAGGCACGACAGTCTACGCACGTTCGGCCCACCCACACAGGAGCTTCTACAGATAACATGCGACTGGATGGAAGCCCAGGGCGGGGGCACCGTTGGTACCGAGGGGCAAGTAGTAGTGGTTCGTAATGCCAAGGGCAAGGCCATAGGCGTAGGCATGACCCATCTGGCTGCTCTGGCTATGGCGGGCCGCAGAATACAAAGAATAAAGGGAGAATAATCATGGCCTTATCTCTAGCGGAAGCGAAAAAGTACATGAACGAGGGGGGCTCAAGCCTGCAAGGACGGCAGCACTGACATGCCCTACCCCAAAGATTCAGGTGAGGCTTTTTGGTGGGACAAGGGGTATATTGCCCAGAACAAAGAAGAGGAGGATTAGTCATGGCAAGGAAATACATTCACACGTACAAGTTCGAGTTCCAGGTAGAATCGGAAGAGTATGACCCGGACAAGGTTACTGAGGAAGAGATCGGCAACGCTCTCATAACTGCCGCAGGCATATCCTGTATAGACCCATCAACTGTTGAGGTAGACTGCGAGTACGTGGGGACGTTATGACCGGACTTCGTTTGGTACACGTCCTCACGCTGGCGGACAAGCATAAGACCCTGCTCTCCAAATTTGAGCGGGAATTAGTAGAAGACCGCGTAGCCGCCTTCCAGAAATATGGATTGCGGACCCGCATCACCCCCAAGCAGGAAGAGATACTGGAAGAGATAGCCGAGAAACTGGGAGGTACGTCATGACACCACAAGAACAGAATGAATTACTGGCTCAGTGGGCCGGGCTTGAGTGCCGGTGCGAGACATTATTTTGTACATGCGATGCTCATCCCGACTATGACCGGGATGAGGTGGCGGTTACGCTGTTGTCGAAGTTGAACGAGTTAGGATACAGATTTGAATTAAACAACAGAGGAAAAGAAAACGACTATACTCTTGAAGTCTGGATAAAGCCACAGGACGGATTTCTCGCAGTAGTCGAAAAGCCCACCATCGCCGCAGCAATCAAGGCGGCAGTGCTACAGTTGGTTCAACAGGAGAAGTAATGAGACATTCACGGGATAATGGTTTTAAGGCGGAACCTCTATGGTAGGGACTAAAATAGGAAGACTGACAGTTGTATCTTTGCATGATACTACCGCAAGTAGGCATCGTAGGTATTTGTGCGTTTGCGATTGCGGAGTGGAAACAGTGGTGCAGGCGGGCAATCTGGCCAATGGGCATACTACCTCCTGCGGGTGTCTACCTAAAGAAGTAACGACAAAGCGTAGCAAAACGCACGGAATGTCTGGCTCTAAAGAGTACACTGCTTGGGGCAGCATGATTACACGTACAACCAATCCGAGAAACAAACGATGGGCTAGATACGGTGGTATAGGTATTACCGTCTGTGCCGAGTGGTTATCTTCTTTCGAGCAGTTTTTATCTGATATGGGACTAGCCCCTACAAAAAATCACCAGCTAGATAGAATAGAAAATAATAAGGGGTACTACCCCGGAAATTGTAGATGGGCTACCCGAGTAGAGCAGGCGAGGAACACAAGTACAAGTGTATTTATTGAGTATCAGGGTGCCAGTAAAACGATAGCCGAGTGGTCGGAAATTACAGGCATAGAACGATCTTTACTACACTGGAGATTAAAGAGAGGATGGCCTGTGCATCGCGCCTTTACTGAGCAAGCAACTCTCGGTAAAAATCAATACTAGGGGGTATATAGTTATGGACAGACTACATCAATCGTATTTAAGAGCCCAGGCCGCCTACGAGGCGCAACTTCCTCCGGGATTCGATGAGCCGGAAGTGGCTGAGGATTGCGAAGGCGAGTTCTGCGGCGAGTGCTTGAAGTGCATCGTAGCGAACGCAATATCTGCGGAAGAGGATGCGGGGGAGGCCGAGTATGAGCGCCGGAAGGAAAAAAGGACCCATTGATTCGGGGTGGATTCAGTGTGCCGAGACTTTAGGGTACGCCACTCCCGAGGAAATGCTCACCACCATGTATCAGACCATGAGCCTGCGGGAAATGGGTAAAAAGCTCGGGTATGATAGGCACACGATTGCCAATCGTCTGCGCCTGCATGGTATAGTTTTGCGCCCCAAAGGCGGGAATAATAACTACAAGACGGGTAAGTACCGGGGGCAGTACCAGCGTAAATTAGCGTACGAAGAGGTAGCCCGCCTACCAACCGGCATGCCAACACAAGAAACCCTGGACGTGTACTTGGCGACCCGTACACGAAAGCAACCAGTGTACCTGGCCAAGCTGGGGGGAGTCCTATTCTATTGGAGTTTGAATCGACAAGCGGTAATACGGCGGGCCAATGAATACTTGGTGCCCTGGGAGAAATACGAGGGTCCGTCATGACCAAAGAGGAAGTCCTACTTGAAGCCCAGATAATACTGAGCGCGGACTATCACGTAATGCTGGGTAGATACCGAAAACCCAAATGCAACGTAACCATAGACCCGTGGTGCCGCACAAATCGTAGCCTCCACCTTGTGTGGGTAGCCAAGTACCCACCAAGGTACAACATCCAAGGGACGTTCGAGTACAATCTGGACCGTCCGACACTAGGGTACTTCAAATTTACGATGGGGTAACAACATGCCAAGAATAGACGAAAGTACTATAATGGGACCGCATCCACGGGGTAAGCTCCGAAAGGTGTGGTATGCCCTAGACTCAGGAACCCTTATAGGTACAGTAGCTGCCACCTACGGCTGCTGGACCTGCGGGACCGAATATCCATACATGCGGATAGTGAATAGACAGTCCGATATTGTGCAGTGGAGAATCCGCTGCAATGGAGTATCTATAACCGAGTGCCCCTACTGCTCAGAATACGGGAGAAAACCATGACAATGGGAGAAAGACTACGTAAAAATGGCTTCGATACCAGCACCTACAATCGCAGTGATAAAACTTGGCGGGTGGGATGTAGTCAGTGTCAAGCCCTGGTTGTAAATGGGTGCGCCACCCATGAAACGGGCTGTCCCCGGCACCCTAGCGTTTGGAACCCACGGCCATCCGGGAGGACGCCGTGAGTAAGCTCCAGTTTTCAATGCACTCGTACCCACAAGGAACATTGGTGACCAAAATCATGGAAAAACAGGACAAGCAGCTTTCCCTGGTACTCAAATGGATGGCCCAAGAAGTGTACCATAACGGGGCATGGGTATTCGTGGCCCCCGCTAAAGAGTGGTACGGCCCCCACGCTACCGGCTGGGTATTGGTCGTCAACGGCACTGTCCATTTACAGGGAGAACTAGGGGATTTAAAAAAGAGTGTCTACTACCCGCCGAAAGGATAAGTTATGAATATCTATTGGCAGATTACAAACCGCTGCAATATGTTATGCGCCCATTGCTGCGGAGCGCACACCATTCGCGGCCGACACATGGACGATAAAACCGTGGACCAGACCATGAAATTCCTCACCAACCTGTACCTAGAGAAAGAAGACTACACTCCTGACGATAGGTGGCGTTTTACTTTGGGGGGAGGAGAACCGACGCTACACCCACGGTTCTGGGAGGCTATGACTTTTGCCTTCTCAGTGTTTCCGTCCGACCTCGACAGCGGGGACCCGGCTACGGTAGCAGTGGTTACCAACGGGACAGTTACCGCCACGGCATTACGTTTAGCGGCTATGGCCAAGAACGGCTATATCCATGCGTCATTGTCGCGGGACGATATGCACCCCAAGCACATGGTAGCCCCCGAAGTAGTTGCCGCGTTTACCAGAGAAAGACTAGAGGGTACCTGGGGTAGTTACGCGGGGCCTAAAAATGACGGTCGAGAGATACGCAATTCAAGCGTCTGGGTGCCTATTGGTAGGGCCAAGACTACCGGGGTAGGGCATAGTTCTCGTAAAAATGACTGCATCTGCGGGGCGTTATTCATACGGCCCAACGGGAATCTGTACTTCTGCGGCTGCCCGAAATCCCCTAAGGTGGGAAATGTGTGGGACGGGATCACCGACTATTACCGATGGGTATTCTCCCTGCCCAACGCCTACGGGGATGATCTGACTTGCTACCGGGACATACCGGACGCAATAGAAGAAGCGGAATCAAATGGAAATACTTGGAGGACCTAACGAAACCCACTGATTTTACTTGCGATTTCTCAGCGCCTATTATATAATAAACATAAAAAAGCGCATCAACCCCCACCGAGGGGGACCACTACAGGGAGGTACAGCATGCAAGTAATTTACAGAGGAAAAGTCCTGGACCATGACGGGATGTGCGTCTCCCCGTACTGTGCCCTGGAACACGGGAGGAAACTGTGAACAGCATATTCGTGAAGATAGACAATGGGGTAATCAGCATTGAGGATGGAGAGACCCCGGAACTTGAACCCGCGCTCTTCAATGCCAATGCCATAGGGGCCGCCGGGGCTCGTAAGTATCTGGACAAGCTCAAAGGGCGGTGTATACTGTTCTCCAGCAGCGTGGACTTTCCCACCGATTACGGCGGGGCGAAATCCATCACTCGCATCCTGCGAAGCAACCTTCAATAGTTTGTGCAATTAATTGCACACGGAGACTACTATGCTCGACCCAGTAACAGGACACACCGATTACAGTCGCCGCCCCATGGTGCTCAAATTCTGGCCCTGGTGGCTGGCCAAGATCAAATCCAAGGGCTACTCGTGGGAGTACGCCATCAAGCTGCTGGAAAGCGGCAAGACCATCAAGTTCCTGACCCGCAAGGACCGCCTCGGGATGATTCAGCGTATCCTGCAAGCGGAAGGAGACTCGGAGTTCTAACGGCGGCATGTCAAAGGCCGACCACGAAAGGAGATGCTATGGCAGAACGGGTATCAATGTACGCGGTAGAACGAGACACCTTCATCAAGGCCGACACCAAGAAGATGGACGCCAGAGCCATCACGGCTATGCAGCGCACCTGGGACTACGTTGCCGAGGATTGCTTCGTCAATGACCAGGGGGAATTCGATGAGTCCATCAAGTATCGGCGTTCGGAAGTGCTGGAGCTGGTACTCGACGCAGACCGCATGACTTCCATGCCCGAGGCGGATGTGGAAGCAGCGCGGTACGCTGTCTGGGTTCATCGGTACCATCCGGCCCACTGGTCGCGTCTCAGCAAGCAGGCGTTCCCCTACTCATGGTACGGGGTATGAAGTGTCCCATCTGTGGCACTGACCATCTTGCGGAAAACAAACTACCTAGTGTCTTTGATTTGTACTTTGATATTAAGACACTACCAAAGTTGGCTGAGGAGTATCGCGGGGCTCGTATGAGAGTAATAGACATGGAAATGCTCTGTGAATCCCACGGTATAAATCACGACCTACTCTACCAGTACGAGGAGAAGGAAGATGAAAGTAAAGATAATACTGGAAGATAAGCCCAAGGGGGCAGTGGAAATTACGTTCGACTTCGACCCGCCGGTATCCGATTCCATACCCGACACTCCGGCGGGAAACATGGCCGCCAAGATACTGGAAATTATGCAGGGGATGGGACCCATCAGTAAAAAGGAAATGCGGAAAGCTAAAGGAGGTAAGTCGGCATGACGCACCAAGAACAAGTAGACGTAGTAATGAAGATTGGCTCTAAGCCGGGGCGTGAAATAGAGGATATGTATAGCGGGCGTTTCATGTACGGGGCCACCTGCTACGGCATAATCACCAGTAACCCCGACAATGTAGCCAGGGAAGCACACTTGGCTGGGTTAAAGGGGGAAAAGTACGACAACATGGGACTGCAATTCATTGTGTACTGGCCGCACATACCCGGAAAACCCGAGGAATAAGCTCTCGTATCTTACTGGATTCCCTTGCGTTTATCCCCCGGAACCATTATAATAAATCAAAAAGTTCACACCACACCAACCCGCGGGGCGGGCAACTACAAGGAGGTACATCAGATGGAAGTTTATCGCGGCAACAGATTGCTTCATGCGGACGAGGCCCAGAAGGATTTTCCAGAGTCAACCCAGTATTTCAGGCTGGTGATTGAGCACAATGAGGACGGCTTTCAGGTAACGCAGCTCGATTACGAGGACGAGTCGGAAACCCCGTGGAACGCTACTCCGGTCAGGACGTACCCCACCCTCGAAGATGCCATCGTCTTCATAGTGAACAGCGAGGACGACTACTGCTTGTTCATTGGCAATTCGGATGTGGGGTTGGCCATCGCCCACCGACCTATCGGCCACGGAGAGTCCGTTATCGGGGCACAAGACCTTGAGACCATCCGGCTCATGTTTGAGTATCTGAGGGAAAAGGGCCTCATCGAAGACGCCAGTGACTACGTAGACCAGCGGCTCGAAGGCGCGTAACATAACCAGCGGGGGCGGCAACGCCCCCCTCAACCCAACTACAGGAGAGAGCCATGATTTACAACGGACAGGACGTACAGCCCACGCAAAAGACCTTCTACCTGCGGGCTCGGAAAGAAATCAAGATGAGAAACACTGTGGTACCGGCGGGACGGCAGTTCAGTCTCAACGACCACGCCTTTGCCCAGTTCATAGTCGAGAAAGGGCATGCCTACTTCATCAGGAAGGGAGCAATCTAATGACCACGACTATCATCACGTTCGACGAAAAGAGGTGCCACGAGTGTGGGACGATGGCATGGCGGGACACGCAATGCGGCCCTGGTAAGTGGTACTGGTGCCCGACGTGCAAGGAATACACCATCAACCCCCACGGTGTAAAGAACGACGTATCATGACCCCAATCAGCACTAGGCCCACAGGATTTCTTGTGGGCCTAGCCCTCGTAACCACATGAATCTTCTTGCGTTTTTCCCGAGGCTATTATATAATAAATCAAAAAGTTCACTCACCCACCCCAAAGTGGGCAACTACAAGGAGGTAAGAGATCATGAGAAAGTACATCGGCAACGGCATCTACAGCGACGACAAAATCCTGCCAGCCAGCCTGGGACTCACCTGCGACTGCGGCAACCCCGCCATCGTGCAGCGCGAGACCATCTGCGACGAAGACCCCATCAACCTGTGCGGTGCCTGCGTAGTGGCGGCCAACGACATGAAGAACCTGCACCCCGAAGGGTAGCAGCAACTACAGGAGACATGACATGGACGCGAAAGTAAAAGCGAAATTCGACGAAGCCAAGAAAGTGAATCTGTTGGCCAACGAGAAAGCGGCCCGCGACGAGATGGAAAAACGGTATGACCCGTTCTACATCACCCACGCGGAAACGGCGGCCAAGAAAGTGCGGGCCGGAGAGATCACCATGTGGGAGTACATGGATTTCATCGGTCACCTGGCTTCCACCTGGATGGACGGCAAACTCAGCGACACCGCAATCTGCGAAAAGCACGGCTGGACCTACTAGGGTCCGAACCTACAGGAGAGCTACTATGAAGATTCAGTTCAACACCCGCAGGCAGTACACGGCAGAGGGGCAGCGCATTGTGGCCATCCTTGACCCCGTATCCGAGCAGATTGCTTTTTGGGACCATGACCGTGGGGTGGATGGTATCTTCCCTTCAATGTGGGTGGGGGAGTATGAGCCTACAGAAGCAGAGATTAAAGAGGAAGTCATGTTCGCCTATGACCGCGGGCTCTCTCGCCCCTTGTTCGGCAAAGACTTTGGCGGCAAGCGCCTCAATGACTGGAACGTCATTCACGAGATGTTCAAATGGGAGGCACAATGAGACCTTTACGAGTCGGAGATTACGTTACACGGGTCGGGCTGCCCTTCCAGGCGGTAACGGGTAGGGTTGTGGCCCTCAATGGCCCTGAGGCCCAGATTATGACCGTCTGGGGGGTAATTGAGAAGACCCCCAATACTGGGTTGTTCAAGCGCGGACGAAAAAAGGACTTTACCGGGAACACCACGACCTATGTGGTGGAGGAAGCACAACGCCTCATCGACGACCCGGACTACATCAAGACGTATCACATAGGAGTGTGACATGGAAAAACCTGTAAGCAAGGTACACGAGGCCGACCTTATTGACGCCACATTCATGGGGGAGATAACTACCAAGTGGTACACCGACCGCATGGCCATGCTGGAAGAGCTGGCTGAACTCGGCTTCTCTACTGGCCCTGCCCTTACGGAACTGTGTGACGTGTACCTCAAAGCCTGCAAGAACATCGAGGAGGGACGACATGAAGACACCGGCGGAAGCATTAATTGATGCACTACGCATCACAAAGACCGAATTCGTATTGCTGGTAATCTGTCTGCTTCTCGCGGGCTGCGGCGACAATGGCCCTGGGAGCACGGCTTGCCAATTAGCCGACACATCACGGGCACCGGACCAGATCATTGACAACGGCACCACCCAGACCTATGTGTGGGGTGACTGCCGCATCTCTTACGCAAAGTGAGGAGACCATGAGACAACTGAACATCCGCAACACACCGGACGGCTGCATCTGGCAGGTCTACCATGTACGGGACGACCACGAGGTACGGCTCTTGCAACGCTCCGCCATGAACAATGGTTTCTCGGGCTTCGAGGTTGCCAAGGAACTCACCGACAACGAGACTTTCCCTGGCTGGCGAAACGATGATGGGTGGCACACCTACCTGAGAGACAACCCCGCCCCCAAAGGTACAGAGGTGTACTAATGGGACTTGGAATCTGGAACGGAAAACGATACCTGCCTATCTCTCCGTGGCAAGGGAGCTGGGCCCAACAGGAAGAACAAAAAAGGGAGGAGAGAACAAATGGACGACATGGGACTGATACTATTCATCGCGGCGTTTCTCGGACTGATACCGGCGGCAATAGCCCACAGCAAGGGACGTAATGCTGTGGCGTGGTGGTTCTTCGGCTGGATGCTTTTCGTCGTGGCTTTGCCTTGCGCACTTTTTGTGAGCAATATCTCCGGCAAGAAATGCAAAGAGTGCGCTGAGTACATCCCGGAAGAAGCTCGCCGTTGCAAACATTGTGGGGCAGCAGTCTAGTTCATCAGTCGGCATGTCAAAGGGCGGTTTCAGGTCAAGCACGACTGACCGCCTGACACGCCCTGTAACCGCCTTCAAGACCCAGAAGCATACCAGTATCTACCCCAAGCCCTAGAAACCCCGTACAAAGCGATTATATCGCTCTCAAGCACAAGGAGAACACCATGCTTGCCCAGGAATTACGCGAGGGCGACGAATTTACGGTAAACCCCCCGGACGACGACCATCCTACCCGCATTTGCATCAGCAATGTACCCAGCCCCAGCGGCCCCCCGATAATCAAATGGGGCTGGCCCGGCAACAGCATATTCTGGTCGTTCATCGGATTCAGATGTCCTGTGCAATTAATTGCACGAAAAGCGACAGAGCCCAATCTGTTCGAGCAATACCGGCAACGCCAGGCTTACGAGGCGGGAATCGAAGCCGCGGCCAAGATAGCAGAGTCATGCTACGACTCACGATGCAGCCTGCAAACAGGAAAAGAGATTGCGGCCCACATCAGACGGTCGTTACTCACCAAGTACAACGGACCAATCACGGAGACAACGTCATGAAACATACACGCGGACCCTGGACACAGGGCTACGGCAATAACGTGTACCAGAAGGTAGAGGGCATGAATCGTAATCAAGGCCCCCTCATAGCCGTCTGCCACCCCGCACCCGGAAAAACGGCAGCAGATTGGGAGCAGGTCTTTGCCAATGCCCGGCTGATAGCAAAAGCACCCGAGCTACTGGAGGCCCTTGAGCACGTACTCCTGGTTACGGAAGACAACGGAGATATGGGGGACATTGACTGGAAACTTTTACAGGGTGTGGTGGCCGATGCCAAAGGAGAACTCCCATCCCCAGAGCCAGTCATACGGGAGGGTGACTTTGTGCTTTGGACCGATCCTGATTGCGGCGTCTGTACGGGCTACGGAAAAGTGCGGGCCATAACAGGGGAAGTCTACACCCTGGACATGGGACGCGGCGACATAGTGCAGGCATTGAAAACAGAACTCACCCAAGGAGCATAAACATGGGACGATTAATCGCTTCGGGATTTTGGTTGACTCTTTCCATAGTGGCGTGGACCTATGAAACAGACCTCGTGGTACTATGGGGGTCATTGGTCATATCGCACATCTGGATGGCATCGTACAAGTGGGGGGGGAGGTAATCATGCTGGACGATGATGATGAGTTTGTTTGTTGTCGGTGCGAGGGGACATTCGACATTGAGCAATCAATGCAGGAAGGCGGGAAACACGGTTATCTGGTATGCGAGTTCTGTTACTTCTGCCTGCACCCCGAGGAGGAATCATGGTCAACGTAATCAGAGTAGACATAGAGGAAGAACTCGCGGCGGCCGAAAGAGGAGAATGTCTAGGATGCAGGACAGGGCTAACCCATAAGGCAATGAAGGAGTGCTTTCTCCCTCGGGTATCTTATGTACAGACCATGACCATCTGCCCCTGTGGAACCAAGTACGACAGAGCACATCTCTACAGTTGCCCGGAGTGTAAACTATGAGTGAAGAACTACAGCTACTACGCTACACCAAGACTCGTATTGACCAAGTATTCGCATTGCTCAACAGCTACGCCAAAGACCCATACAACATGGGAGCCTCGGCGTATACTCAGGCAAGGATACTACCAACAGATATTCTAGCAGAAACGTACATGATACTAGCCCCGGTATCCCTCAAGCTGACAGAGCATTTAGAGATACAAGACAATGACCGCTGCCTGAAATGCGGGGCCAAGAAAGCAACCCACATAAAAGACCACCTGTGCCGGATGCACATAGGAGTGGGTGCCAACCATAGACCTGGCTTCCTACCGTACTGCCTGGTCTGCGGGACGCGGCCAAGAAAGACAAGATAAAAGACCAGATAGGGAATACATACGGTAGGAGTCAGGACACAGTTCCCCTCCTGCCGTGTGCAATTAACTGCACAAAACGCCTGCCCTTGTGAAGTAAACGCCCCATTTCGGCGGCCCCACCAAGAAATGCAAAATTGGCGGCCGAAAAAGAAATAATAGAGAAGAGAAAACATAGAGATAAAAAGAGAGAGAAAGATACTCGTATTATAAGCTCAGATAGTACCAACTAAGACCGTACCCCTACGCCAAAATCGCTTACCGGGTAGCCCTGCCCACCCCCCAAAGG